TCAGTCAATTGTTTTGTTTATTCCATCTGTGACGCCGATTATTTTCTCAAAATAATGAGATGGCGTGACACCATAATAATCTTTAAATGCACATATGAAATATGAAGTACTGTTATAGCCACATTTCTGGGCTACGACATTGATAGAATAAGAGTTTGAAGTTATGAGTTTTTTTGCATACCTCATCCTAGTATCTCTCAATATTTCAGTAAATGACGTTCCTTCATCCCTTAATCTTTTTTTTATTAAACTTTCACTCGTATAAATCAATTCCGCAATATCTTTTAAATGCCATTGCCGCTCAATATTAAAACTGATTATTCCAGTAATTTTACAGGTAAATGTATTTATATTTGTTAGTATAAATGAATTTACACTTTCGCGTTTTTTGAACATGGCAAGTAAGGATATACATAGTCTTTCTTTTAACCAAAGGGAGTGTGAGTCTGCTATTTTAATCCCTTCAAACAGAGAAAAAACAAGCGATAATGGAGGTTCCTCTTCAGCAATATAGCCATTCTTATCAAGAGTAAATTTGCCAGGCAGCTCATTATTCACGTCGATAAAAAAGGATAAACATGTTTTCTTATCTATATCAACAATTCTTAGTTTAGAGGGGCATACTGGTAACTCCCTTCTAATTTTGTCGCTTACAATAAACAATGAATTTTTTTTGAACGAGATAACTCTCCTGTTTATAATTAAATCAAATGATTGACAGATGAAAACTACGGAGCAAACATAATCCATCTTGCACCTATCATAAAATTAAAACAAGTTGATAGCAGTCAAATAACAACCAATTAAATACACAATCATAATCAGGATGATGTGCATTTATATTTTTATACACAAAATTATAGTTTGCAAATTTTAATAAATTTCATTTAAGATTAAATTATTATATGTATATTGTTTTTTATTCTAACGTATTTCAAAGTTACATTTTTCAACGCTTACTATACTTTTTATTAACATAAACTCACTACAACGCACCTGAAACCTCTTGCTATATATATGTCAACCGTTTGAATTTAAAATAAAAAGAGTATCATTTTTACTTGCATTTCTTATCAAGTCACATTCAACAACAGTAAAAAAACATTATTAGAACCATTCAATTAACAAAAAACCAACATCCAGCTTGCTTAATTTTTCTTTATTAAACGACATTGAAAATCAATTGATAAAATACATCTAAACAACCTTTTGGGGCGCAAAAGCATAACATCAAACAAACAAATAACACACCGAAAAAACTCACAATTAATAACCTATGATATACATACTGTTTATTATGGTTGAATAAGCCACTCGATATCTGGTGCTACGGAAGTGTCCACACGGTTTAGCAGCACCCGATACTTTTTCCAGGCTTCCAGCAACGAGTTTTCTTCCTCCGTTGCATATACAGCTCACCTTTTTTCACCCACGATTAACCAACAGCCAGACCAGCAGACACGCCACCACCGGCACAGCAAAATCCATCAGGCTTGCCACATCCCACGCGCGCGGATCAAAACCGCCCCACCACGGCATATTCATTCGCTTGCCATGCCCGAACATTTCGATCCAGCGATATTCTGCCTGGGTGTGTTCACGCGCAATGAAGAACGTACAACCGGCTATCGCCCCGTAAGCCCAGTTTCCGGTAAAAAGACCAACCAGTACCTGCGCAGCCACAGCACAAAGTGCATGAAGGAAAGGTGTTATATCCATTATTCCTCCTTTATCCGATATCGCTTCGGGAAGTTAATAACAACTTTAATTCTGACTCAAGTTCATCAACTCTTTCTGTCAGCTTCTGGATATGGTGAATCAGTGGAACAACCAGACGTTCGTACATTACACCTTCGGCAACAAGGCCATTGCTGGAAATAGCTTCAGGAGCATCATCTTCGTTAGCTGGTCGCCAGTGTACAAACTGAGGGGCAATTTCTCCTACTTCCTCGGCAATCAATCCGTAGAACCCCCAGTCACGCCTGTCATTTTCGCATTGCGACCTGTACCACACAGGGCGCATCCTGAAAATGACATCGGCGTGCTCTGAATCTATCGTCTCTACTGAATGTTTATAGCGGATAGACGATGTTGACCGCAGTACAGACGAAATTGCAGGGTCAGGATTAAGATAAAGGTTTGCCGCCGCAGTAGTCGTGCCCAACCCCCATAAATAAAACGCTTCGCGGCCAGTCAGCGGGTAAAAATCTCCACCATAATTACCGCTTTCGAGAGCATTCACTTCCAGTTTGTTTTTCAGCTTATTATCAACTTCAGTTTTTGTGTATCTGGAGCTGATATCCTGCTTTGCACTGGTCATCTCAGTCTGAAGCGTTGATACTTTTCCGTTAATTGAGGAAATATCTCCCTTTAGCGTGGTGATGTCTCCCGGAATTACTGTTTTTGTAACCATTGTCTTACTCCATTAAGCCCATGTCCTTACATGCTGATCTGTCGTAATGAAAGGCATTAAAGAAGATATGTTTTTACTGCCATCAACAATCCTCATGTTTACGAAAAAACCACCGCGATCAATGCCTGTACATCTTTCGTTTTCTGGCTCCTCGTAATCGATAATGCAGCCAATAACATCAACAAGAACCCCATTTTCTTCTTCAAGACTGAACAGGCCACTGTCATATACAATTGCGTTAAACTGTTCTCTGTTATCGAATCGTAATGTTATATCCCGCATTATACGTATTCCTTAAGCTGCGTATCTGACAATGCTCTGTTCCAGAAACGGAGGTTTTTTATATGACCATTAAGGTGTCGTAATCCTGTCGTCGTTTGCCCCCCGATACGAATCACGGCAGCTTCACGAATATATTTCCATACTGTTTTTGTTTCTGTGCTTATATGCTTATTTGCAAATGAGCATGTCATGCCGTCAGCCTTAACCCTGAATCCCATAACGAGATCTCTTACTCCGCATGACTCATATACACGTCGGTTAGCCCCGCCTATATCGCAATACGAATAACCGTCCTGACTAATAGTTCCAGAAGAACCAAACCCCATAATAAATGGGCCCCCGGACTGGTGATTTTCTGAATCAATGACACGCGGTGCAGCATTATGAGAAATAAACCAGTTTTTATGGACTTCCACCATGAACGTAAAAGGCATGGTATACATATTTTTCATCAGCGGAAATTTACATAAATCTGATGCACGAGTAGCTGGCTCTGTTGTCGTTATGATAAAGGATGTTGCACAAGCACCATACTCAAATTGCGGGGTGGTTACTTCTATCCAGTCACCTGTTGCAAAAGACCCCACAGCTCTGTCGGCTGCAATTTGCAACTGCGTACCAACCATTCCCCATTCTGGCAGACATTTCAGGGTTGCCTGAAAATATATCCATCCACTACCTGGATCGATTTCAAAGTTTGCTGTTAATAGCTGGGCATTACCACCCGTAATTTGTAGTTCATGGGTCTGTAATGACAAATAGGCGTCACAAAGGAAAGTGTATCCTTCCGAGTTATACCGTTCAAAACGGATACGTGCGCGAACATTGAGATCACTTCTTACCCTGAACGACGCGGTAACATACGGACCTTTACTGTACTGATCATCGCCAGTCACATCTATGCCTTTATTACCAGCAACTGTGCATATATTTCTCCCTGTTGTCGTTCCTGCTATGTCGCTTCCTACTGTGAAACGTCCATATTTAAACTCAAATTCATCTGTTGATGATGTTACAGATATACCACCGCTTTTATTCCAGGCATCAGGATTAAAACTATTTACGAACATGTTTGTTCGCTGATTCTCTATCAGAAAACCATATTTTTCAAAACGAGGAACGTTATTCCCTGCCACGGTAATATGCCCGGACTTATCAATATACGTTGCAGATGAAGCCCGGCTAAATTGGCATATGCCATTAACAGGCATTGTTATTTCATCACTGCCGATGGTTATTGTTTTATAGCCCGGGGCATACCCTGTTATCGCTTCCAGAGAATCATTCAAGGGTAGCCAGATATCAGGAAGCGGAGGGACAGAAGCAGGATCAGCGGCATCTTCTGCAATCCGGGCTGCATTCTCTGCTCTTGTTGCGGCTGACGTTGCTTCTGTCTCGCTAGCTGCTGCTTTTGTTTCACTCGTCTTTGCGTTAGTTTCACTGGCTTTTGCAGCTTTTTGGCTATTAGCTGCCGCTGTTGCAGAACCAGCTGCAGCACTCTCGCTTTCGGCTGCTGCATCCTGACTGCTTTTCGCTGCAGTTTCGCTGGCTTTGGCATTCGTTTCGCTGGTCTTCGCTGCCGTCTGGCTGGACTTTGCGTTAGTTTCACTCGTCTTCGCTGCTTTCTGACTGTTAGCCGCAGCAGTTGCTGATCCGGCTGCTGAAGTCGCAGAACCGGCCGCCGCGCTCTCGCTTTCAGCTGCTGCAGCCTGGCTGTTTTTCGCCGCAGTTTCACTGGCTTTGGCATTCGTTTCGCTGGTTTTCGCTGCCGTCTGGCTGGACTTTGCGTTGGTTTCGCTCGTCTTTGCGGCTGTCTCGCTGTTTTTCGCGTTGGTTTCTGATTTTTTGGCTGCTGTCGCGGAGTTTGCCGATGCAGTCTGTGAGGTCGCTGCCGCCTGTGCGCTGTTAGCTGCATTCGTTTCTGAGGTTTTCGCCGCGTTCTTCGATGATGCCGCTGCAGTTTCGGATTTCTTTGCCACCGCTGCGCTCTGAGAGGCGGCTTCGGCGTTGCGTGCCGCTTCTTCCACCATTGCCTCAAAACGACGCAATGCCTCCGGCATGACATCATCTTCCGTCATGGCACCGAGAAAATCATTCAGCGTACCTGGTCTGGAACCTTCATAGACGGTAATGGTTCCGGCATGTGAAGGCGGAAAACCTTCAACCAGCAGGGTGACGCTGTACTGGCCATACTCAACATCCATGCTGTAACGCCCGGCTTCATCCGGATTTTCAGAGGCCACCGTGTTCACCAGTACCGTGGTGCTGTTACGCTTTGCCTTCAGTTGAATAGTGCAGTTCTGTATTGGTTTTCCCGCACCATCTTTCAGCACACCTGAGATTTTTACTGCTGCCATATCCACTCCACAAAAAAGCCCGCCTGAACCGACGGGCTGTCATAACACTGTGTTACCTGGCTAATCAGAATTTATAACCGACACCCACGATGAAACCGTCAGTGCGCCAGTCGCCACTGCCGGAACCTTCATAAGCAAGGTCAATGGCCACGGATTCGGTCGGGTTAAACTGCACGCCAGCCCCCCACGCCAGAGACGTGTTGCTGTGGCGACCGCCATCACTTCCGGTCAGCACATCGTGCGTTTTCCCCTTGCTGTCAGTTACGCGGAGATAATCCCCGGAGAACGTCGAAACACGGCTGTAAGCCACACCCGTCATCGCATAAGCACTGAACCATTCATTCACGCGTACAGACGGCCCCGCCATCATGCTGAACCAGCGGTTACGCACTGAATCTTCATGCCAGCGGGTATCGCTGTAATGCGTTTTTTGCTCATCTTTGGCATTGGCATAACTGAATGACGTCACCAGCCCCAGCGTGTCCGTAAATTCATAACGGTATTTCACGTTAATGCCCTTCAGGTCATCACTGCCTGGCATATCAGTATGGGTCTGAAGATACCCGGCGCTTAGTGTGGACTGATGCTCTGCTGCGCTCGCTGGCGTACCAGCGGCAACCAGCCAGACTACTGCGGACAGAATAACAGCACATAATTTACGCATAATTACCTCTCGCTTTTCTGCAATAAAAAAGGCGTCATTTCTGACGCCCGTATTGGGGTTATAAAATTCAGCTGATACTGATGCCTGCGGTGGCTTTCTTCATCACCACAACCAGCAAATCGCTGATACTTGCTGTGGGATACCAGCCATTTACCAGCCATGCCGATACAGAAAATTCCAGTGTCATGACACCACTGCCTGCAGGCATATCAATAACACCCGTATATATCAGCGTATTATCCAGAGCCGTTCGGTTATAAATTTCAGCACCGTTTTTTCGTACTATCAGACGGCATGAGGAGTAGATATCAGTATGATCTTGCTCATGTTTAGCGCCACTGAATGCCACCGCCGGGATAACAATTTGCCGGTCAAACGGCTGATCGTCATAAACCCTGACGGTAATGGTTCCTGATGGCCACCGCTCCGGTGCACGGGAGTCCCGGGGGAAAGCTTTGCCCACTGTTTTAACGAGATCGCCTTCAATCTGGTTCGCGGACAGTTTTCCCAGAACCCGGCAGTTCTCGTTAATCGTGACGTTGTTGAGCGTCCCGGAGTTCGCATTCACGTTACCGCTGATATCGGCATTTTTCGCCGTCAGCCGCCCGTCCGGTGTCAGGGAAAATGCCGGAGGATTACCGCCGCTGGTAATGGTGGGAGCCGTCAGATATTTCAGGAACACTTCGTTCATGAATATCTGATCGCCCTGACCAACAAACATCGGCTTTGTGTTGCCATTCGCAGGATTAACCATCGCAATCCTGTCCGCCGCCAGCAGCACCTGACTCTGCATGCCGTCAGGGGTGTTCTCAATACCGGCACCAATACCCGCGATATAAAGGCGTCCGTCCTGCATCTGCTGCAGCTTCACAGCCCACATGCTGTTCAGGTTATTATTTGTATCAACCTGAACCTTCTGTATCTGCTGGATTGCCGCACTCTGGTCTTCCAGTTTCTTATTGACAGTCTGCGTGATTTCATTGCTGACATCCGTAATGGACGTCCTGATTTCAGCCAGGTCAGGCGCAAGCTGACCGTTATCAATCTGCGTCCACAGCTCCTGAGCCAGATGTGTTTTCCCTATCTCTCCTTTGAAAAAATCCAGGTAACCTTCCGCATCATCGCTCGCCCGACCGATAGCCTCCACGAATGCCGATTTGCCAACAGTATTCACACTGCGGATATAAAAGTAATAATCATGGCCCGGTTTGATATTGATACTGGCAGCTATCCAGTACAGCGCCGTGCCAAGATAGCGGGCTGTGGTTTCAACCTGCCTGATATCCGCAATCCGCTTTTCCGAGAACCAGAACTCAAACTGTACCGTCGGATCATAAACGGCAAGATGCGGCGTGGCGGTTATCTGAAAATAGCCCGGCGTCAGCTCAATCCGCGACGGCGCTGCCGGTGCGGCAATCCGGAACGATACCGACGCCGGATCGCCCTGCTGCCCCCACGCATTTACTGCCCGGACTGTCAGCCTGTAGTTCCCCAGCGCCAGTTGCGTGAAGCGGTATGTGGTTTCCGTCGTCCGGGCCGTGCTGACCAGCCGCTCACTGCCGTCGTCCGCTGTTACGGTCAGACGGAGCAGGAAGCTCACGCCCTTCACCACCTTCGGTGTGTCCCAGCGCGCCAGCACCTGATATTCCCCGCTGTCTGCAGTGACTTCTGCGGTCAGGTGCTGCACCGCTGGCGGCGTGACACCGTTCACCGTGCCACTCTGTTCGCCGTCAAAGTGCGCCCCGTTATCCACGATGGCCTCTTTTTCCGGCACATGCTGCACGGCGGTGATGGCATACGTACCGTCATCGTTCTCACGGATACTCACGCAGCGGAACAGGCGCTGGCGCAGCGTCGGCAGCTTCAGCCCCCACACGCTGTATTCAGCAACACCGTCAGGAACACGGCTCACTTTTACCTTCACGCCGTCGGTGACGGACTGAACCTCCACGCTGACCGGATTGCCACTTCCGTCAACCAGGCTTATCAGCGTGGTACCGGAGGATGGCAGCGTGATTTCACGGTCGAGCGTCAGCGTCCGGGTCTGGCTGTTCACCGCCAGCACGCGACCACCGGTGCTGATACCGACATAGTCATCATCGCAGATTTCAATGACATCGCCCGGTACATGGCGAAGCCCTTCAGCACCCACGCTGAAATCCACGGTCTGCGTCTCCAGCAGTTCCGTTTTAATCAGCCACAGCCCGGCGCGGTGTGCCTGCCCCCGGCTGGTACAGCCAAAGGCATCCATCTTCGTGACATTACGACCGTAACGGGCAATGGCCTGCGTATCTTCAACAAGCTCTGTCGCCGTCTCCCAGCCGTTGTCCGGGTCAATCCAGTTCACCTCAACGGCATTATGGCGGTCCTTCAGGGCGCTGAAGCTGTAGCGGAACGGCGCGCCATCATCCGGCATCACCACATTACTGCGGTTATAGGTCCACACCTTATCCGACGGTCGGTCCTGCACGAACGTCAGCGTCTGCCCGTTCCATACCGGCATACAGCGCATCGCCGAGCAGAAATCACTGAGCACATCCCACGCCTTGCGCTGTGTGGTCAGGTACGCATTACAGGTGATGCGCGGCTCCGTGCCGCCAAAGCCGTCCGGCACTGACTGGTCGCAGTACTGGCCGATGACATACAGCGCCCATTTGTCCACATCCGCCGCACCAAGACGTTTCCCCATGCCGTAGCGTGGATGGGTCAGCATATCCCACAGACACCAGGCCATGTTATTGCTGTATGCTGGCTTAAACGTTCCGTCCCAGATACCGCTGTATTGCCGAGTCTGCGGGTTATAGTTCGACGGCACCTGCAGAATACGCCCGCGCAGATGATAATTACGGCTCACCTGCTGGCTGCCGAACTGCTCCGAATCCACCTGTACGCCGACCAGTGCCGTGTTCGGGTAGCACTGTTTCACATCGATGATTTCGGTGTATGACGACCAGAGCGTTTTGTTCTGCAGCTGGTCTGTGGTGCTGTCCGGCGTCATCCTGCGCATCCGGATATTGAACGGGCGCGGCGGCAGGTTATCCACCACCACCGAGGCCAGATACTGCGAGGTGGTTTTGCCCTTAATGGTGATGTCTTTTTCCGTCACCCAGCCACCATTACGCTGTATCTGAACCAGCAGGCGGACTTCCGACGGATTCCGGTCCCCCTTTGAGGTGGTTTCCACCAGTGCCTGTACACCGAAGGTAAAGCGCAGACGGTCGATGTTTGTCGACGTGATGGTCCGGGTGATCGGCGTGTCATATTTCACTTCCGTACCCAGCACCGTCTCGGAGCCGGAGGATTCAAATCCCTCCGGCGGTGACTGCTCCTGCTCACCGGTCCGGAACACCACCGTGACGCCGGAGATATTGGTATTCCCCTCACTGTCCAGCACCGGCGTACTGTTCAGCAGCACGCTTTTTAATCCGTCCACCGGACCTTCAACCGGCCCTTCGCTGATGGCATCGATCACACTCAGCAGCTGCGTGGACTTCAGGTTGTCCTTCGCTTCGCGCGGGGTATGCCCCTTACTGCTGCCTTTACCCATTCCTCACGCTCCATAAACGACAAAACCGCCCGCAGGCGGTTTCACATAAAACATTTTGCATCAGCGACCAATCACCACAACCTGACCACCATCCCCTTCGTCTGCCGTGCTGATCTCCTGAGAAACCACGCGTGACCCCACGCGCATTTCACCGTACAGAACAGGCAGAACATTGCCCTGGGCAACCATGTTATCCAGTGAGGAGAAATAGGTGTTCTGTTTGCCGTTATCCGTTGTCTGTGTACGGGGAGTTCTGGCTTTCGGTGCCAGCATCTGCGCCACACCACCGAGCACCATACTGGCACCGAGAGAAAACAGGATGCCGGTCATACCACCGGCCCCAATGGCTGCCCCCCATGCTGCAAGGGTGGCTCCGGCAGTAAAGAATGATCCGGCAATGGCGGCTGCTCCCAGGACAATCTGGAATACGCCACCTGACTTGGCCCCGGCGACTCTGGGAACAATATGAATCACAGCGCCATCAGGCAGAGTCTCATGTAACTGCGCCGTTAACCCGGACGTGCTGACGTCCCGCCCGGCAATCCGTACCTGATACCAGCCGTCGCTCAGTTTCTGACGAAACGCCGGGAGCTGTGTGGCCAGTGCGCGGATGGCTTCAGCCCCCGTTTTCACACGAAGGTCGATGCGGCGGCCAAATCGTTGCAAATCCCCGTAAAGGCAGATGCGCGCCATGCCCGGTGACGCCAGAGGGAGTGTGTGCGTCGCTGCCATTTGTCGGTATACCTCTCTCGTTTGCTCAGTTGTTCAGGAATATGGTGCAGCAGCTCGCCATCACCACAGTAAATGGCGGCATGATTCGGCACCGATGAACCAAAACAGCACAGCAGCACATCGCCCGGTTGTGCTGATGACAACGGCACCTGATACAGCCCTGTGGCCTCCAGATTATCCAGATAGAGATTCTGACCGTGACGCCACCAGTCATCCTCGCGATGAAAATCCGGCATCTCAATCCCCGCCAGATGATAAGCATCCCGGAACAGCGTGTAACAGTCCGTCACCCCGTGCTCAAAGCGCCGTCCGGTGAGATGCGGCACACAGCGGAACTTATGAATCGCCCCCCGGCAGACCAGCCACCACGGCAAATCACTCTGCACCTGCAGCCGCCGGTCAGTCTCACTCAGCCAGGGCAGACCACCGGGGTGGCTGTGGACCAGCGCCACAATCTCACCCTGCATTTCTGCCTGCAGCCAGTCCTCCGGCGACATCCGGAAATACGCCTCCGGCTCACCGGAGATATTCACGCAGGGGAAATATCTTTCCCCCTCCGGCGTGCTTACCACGAAGCCGCACGACTCCGCTGGCGCACATCGCCGGGCGTGCGCCAGAATCGCTGATTCTGTCTGTGTCATGGGATTTACTGCGAAAGTTTGTTAATGGAAAGGAAGCCGCCAAAGTTGCCGACGTTATTGCGAAACTTACAGCCACTCAGGCATTTGCTGCATTTATCCTTCGTGATATCGGACGTTGTCTGGTCATATTCATCCGCGACCGCCGGACCGTGATAACCGCACTCATCGCCGCGATAGGTCCAGGTGCAGGTGTTGGCCAGCATGATACGTCCCGGAAAAACAGCGCCATCTGTTTCCGTCGGCGTGGACAGTACAAAGGAGGCACTCACCGCGCTCAGTTCGCTGCACTGCTCGATGCGCCAGCGGCTGATCACCTCCTGCTCCGGATCGGCGTCACTGTTTCCGTTAACGAAGTTCACCGCATCCAGAAAACGGGCGTAAACCTTACGCCGGACCACCGTTCCGCCGACCAGACTCTGCAGATCTTCCGCCATCCCGGTGACCATACCGTACAGGTTAGAAACCGTCAGCGTGGGGCGCGTACTGGTGCCTTTGCCATTCAGTTCAAAACCACTCCCCTGAATGGGATACGGCTGATACTGTCGCCCCTGCCAGGTGACCGGCTCACCTTTTTCGTTCAGCTCATTACAGAAAAAATAACGTTCTCCACCGACCTCTGTCAGGTCGATTTCCCAGAGCACCACGCTGGCCGACTGCTCCGCACGGGTGCATTCATTCAGTGTTTCCTGCCGGATATCCTGCATCAGTTCACCACCTGTTCAAACTCTGCGCTGAACTCAACACGCAGCATACTGACCCGCGACGACCATTTTGCGCAGGTCACCTTTATCTGCCTGTAACCATAAGGCGGCGTCCACAGAAAGGCCTTCCAGCCCCCGTGCTCAGCCAGAAACGACTCCAGCGCCGTGGCCTCCTCACGGGAGACAGACAGCGTCACGCTGTACGTTTTCAGGTCAGCGTTCAGCCCGGCAGGCGCACGCTGGGAATAGCCATCACCAAAGCGCACCTCCCTGACGGAAGGAGCCGATGTCACATCCATACCGGGTTTCACTTTCCAGCGGAAGGTCTTCATCGTCCACCTCCGGAGAACAGGCCACCATCACGCATCTGTGTCTGAATTTCATCACGGGCACCCTTGCGGGCCATGTCATACACCGCCTTCAGAGCAGCCGGACCTATCTGCCCGTTCGTGCCGTCGTTGTTAATCACCACATGGTTATTCTGCTCAAACGTCCCGGACGCCTGCGACCGGCTGTCAGCCAGACTGCCCGGTGTACCGACATAACCACCGGTGGCATAGCCGCGCATCAGCCGGTAGAGATTCCCCACGCCAATCCGGCTGGTTGCCTCCTTCGTGAAGACAAATTCACCACGGTGAACAATCCCCGCTGGCTCATATTTGCCGCCGGTTCCTGTGAATCCTCCGGTTGCAAAATGGAATTTCGCCGCAGCGGCCTGAATGGCTGTACCGCCTGACGCGGATGCGCCGCCACCAACAGCCCCGCCAATGGCGCTGCCGATACTCCCGACAATCCCCACCATTGCCTGCTTAAGCAGAATTTCTGTCATCATGGACAGCACGGAACGGGTGAAGCTGCGCCAGTTCTGCTCACTGCCGGTCAGCATCGCTGCCATATTCTGTGCAATACCATCAAAGGTCTGCGTGGCTGCACTTTTTACCTGCGACATACTGTCCGTGGCGCTCTCTTCCCACTCACTCCAGCCGGACTTCAGGCCTGCCATCCAGCTCCCGCGAAGCTGGTCTTCAGCCGCCCAGGTCTTTTTCTGCTCTGACATGACGTTATTCAGCGCCAGCGGATTATCGCCATACTGTTCCTTCAGGCGCTGTTCCGTGGCTTCCCGTTCTGCCTGCCGGTCAGTCAGCCCCCGGCTTTTCGCATCAATGGCGGCCCGTTTTGCCCGTTGCTGCTGTGCGAATTTATCCGCCTGCTGCGCCAGCGCGTTCAGGCGCTCCTGATACGTAACCTTGTCGCCAAGTGCAGCCAGCTGGCGTTTGTACTCCAGCGTCTCATCTTTATGCGCCAGCAGGGATTTCTCCTGTGCGGACAGCTGGCGACGTTGTGCCGCCTCCTCCAGTACCGCGAACTGACTTTCTGCCTTCCACAAATCCCGGCGCTGCTGGCTGATTTTCTCATTTGCTCCGGCATGCTTCTCCAGCGTCCGGAGTTCTGCCTGAAGCGTCAGCAGAGCAGCATGAGCACTGTCTTCCTGACGATCGCCCACAGACACCTTCACGCCGGACTGTTTCGGCTTTTTCAGCGTCGCTTCATAATCCTTTTTCGCCGCCGCCATCAGCGTGTTGTAATCTGCCTGCAGGATTTTCCCGTCTTTCAGTGCCTTGTTCAGTTCTTCCTGACGGGCGGTATATTTCTCCAGCGGCGTCTGCAGCCGTTTGTAAGCCTTCTGCGCCTCTTCGGTATATTTCAGCCGTGACGCTTCGGTATCGCTCTGCTGCTGCGCATTTTTGTCCTGTTGAGTCTGCTGCTCAGCCTTCTTTCGGGCGGCTTCAAGCGCAAGACGGGCCTTTTCACGATCATCCCAGTAACGCGCCCGCGCTTCATCGTTAACAAAATAATCATCCTTGCGCAGATTCCAGATGTCGTCTGCTTTCTTAAACGCAGCCTCTGCCTTAATCAGCATCTCCTGCGCGGTATCAGGACGACCAATATCCAGCACCGCATCCCACATGGATTTGAAGGCCCGCGCAGTCCTGTCTGCCCAGGTCTCCAGCGTGCCCATGTTCTCTTTCAGGCGGCGGGTCTGGTCATCAAACCCTTTCGTTGCGGCCTCGTTCGCCGCCTGCAATGCCCCGGCTTCATCGCCGGAACGCTGCAACTGAGCAACATACGCAATCTGCTCCGCCGTCACGTTATGGAACTGGCGTGCCATCGCCGTCAGCCCCGACGTCGGGTCTGTGGTCAGCTTCCCGAAGGCTTCAGCGACCTTGTCCACCTCCACGCCGGATGCAGAGGAGAAACGCGCCACACTCTGGCTGATGGACGCAATCTGAGCCTCACCGCTTACCCCCGCCTTAACCAGTGCGCTGAGTGACTCGCTGGTCTGGTCAAACGTCAGCCCTGCCGCCTGCCCGGCTCTGGACAGGACCAGCATGCGATCTGCCGTCAGCCCCGACTGATTGCCGGAAAGGACCAGCGTTTTGTTGAAATCGGACAGGGTTGAGTTGCCCTGATACCAGGCATACGCCAGCGCACCGGTCGCCACCGCCAGCGAGGTGGCCCCGACCATCGGCAGGGTGAGCGCACCGGCAAGCCCCCTGAACATGGGGATCATCCCGCCGAAGGAGTCCTTCACCTGACCACCCTGTTGCAGCAGGATCAGCCACGGACTTTGCCCGCCTGCAAGCTGCGTGGCCACGTCAGTGAACTGCGCAGGCAGCATACGCATGGCAGCTTTATACTGCCCGACGGAAATCCCCGCTTTCTGTGCAGCCAGCGCCTGTCGGCTCAGCGACTGTTCAACGACTGCCGCTGTTTTTTTCGCATCACTTTCCGTACCGGAAAAATGACGCCTGACTCTGGCCATCTGCTCGTCAAATCTGGCCGCATCCAGACTCAAATCAACGACCAGATCGCCTACCTGTTCAGCCATACCGGACTCCTCCTGCGATCCCTTCTGATACTGTCATCAGCATTACGTCATCCTCCGTCATGTCCGCCACATCCGGGGAAGTAGGGATAACTTCATTCCCGTCCGGGCCAAAGCGGACACCTCCGGCAAGCCCTGCCGCTTTCTGCATCAGCACATCATCTTCAGGCTCTTCGTCAGCCTCGCGCCGGTTCAGCAGACTGAAATCCAGCGGATGCATATCCGGATCGCTGAAAAACAGGCTGAGCACGGTGTACGTCAGCCCGGAAAAGTGCATATCCAGCAGAACATCATGAAAATAATGGGTACTGTAAAAGCGGTGCCAGTCGGCATACTCCGTGGATGACATCCCGGCAAGCATGGCACGCCAGTCGGGTCGCCCCATCTCGCGCGCCAGTTTCAGGGCAAAACTCAGCTCACCGTCGAACACTTTCCCGCAGAAACAGGCTCTGCAGGCCCGGCGTCATCTGCCTGTTCAGGAGCATCATTCACCACAAACTCATACATACCGGACAGCCGGTACACCACGTTTTCAGCATGAGAAATTGCCTCCGTGGGCCAGGTGGTAAGCACTTCCTGCTCAATCTGTTTAACGGCTTCATTCATGGAAGGCAGCTTTGTCTTCTGCGGATGGTTATGCCACAGGGACATCGCCACCACAAAAGCGCCGGTTCTGATGGCGTCTTCCACAGTAAACTTCCGGTTGCTGTCTGACTCCGCCTGTTCTGCCTGTCGTTTCATCAGGGCGAGATGCTCAATACGCTGCAGGGCTGACAGTTCAGAAAGCGTGACGGTCACACCGTTATGTTCAAATGATTCGGTTTTCAGGAACATCGCTGACTCTCCGGATTAACTGGCGGTGACGGTGATTTCTGCAACCGCAGCAAACTCACCATTACCGGATACCACCGGAATGTTGACCTTACCTGCAGCAACGCCGTTCACGGTGATGGTCATACCACTGACCGACACGGTGGCTTTTGTTTTATCCGCAGACACCGCACGGAAGCTCTTGTCGGTTACGCCTTCCGGCTGGAATGCCACGGTCAGCGTGGTGCTCTGCCCTTTCACTACGGAAGCACTGGCTGGTGTTACCGTCATGCCGGTTGCCGCTGTTACTGTGCTGCGATCTTCTGCCATCGACGGGCGTCCCACATTGGTGACCTTCACCGTGCGGGTGATCACTTCCTTCGCCGTCACCGCCTTACCGATACTGCTGACCCAGCCACGGAACACATCGACCGTGCCGTTCGGGAAGCGGATTTTATAGGCACGGGTATCACCTTCATTAAACCACGCCAGCAGCGCCTGCTGCCCCTGCTCTCCGGGCATCCACGCCAGCGTGAAGCTGGTATCTCCGGCTGATTTCTGCCCCTGCCCGGTCGCAGTCCAGTCTGCATCTTCATCATCGAGATAGCTGTCGTCATAGGACTCAGCGGTCAGTTCGCCGGGCGTCAGGTCTTTAACTTTTGCCAGACGCGACCAGTCAACGTCTGAAAGCGGGTTCGCATAAGGGTCACCGTTCCCCTTATAAACCCACAGTGTGGTCCCGGCACCTTTCACCGGCATTGTTGGATTTGGTACAGGCATAGCGTCCTCACATTTCATAGGTAATGACATACGTCAGATCGGCTGAACTCCACAGGCCCGCATCATCGTCGCGCCGGTAGTCATAGCCACTGGCCACCATACTGGTGATCAAATCTGACAGTGCCGGGATATCGCTCATCACCGGATAAATCCGGGACTCCATCCACGCATCCAGCTCTGAATCCGGCACCTGAGCAGGCAGGAAAACTTCGATATGCAGCTCCGCCTGCCAGGTATCGCTGTCCAGCTCTTCGCCCGTGTATTCAGCGCCGGTGAGATAAACGGCAACTGCCGGAAAATCCGCCTCATCAAAAACAGCGGGGCGACCATCAAAAAACGTCGCCCCGGTGTCATGCTTCTCCAGTGCATCCAGTACGGCTGCACGGAGTTCAGTATGTTTCATCGCTTTATTACCATCCTCAGTTGATGCTGCAGCGCATAGCCCAGCTCTTTCGGAAGACGCTCACGCCGTATCCGTTCAATATTCTGTTTAAACGCCGTGGTCAGTGGCACCGCCATCGGGATTTTCACCACATCAATGGGGTAACGGTTTTTCCCGGCCACACGCTGCATAACATGCCACCGGCCATTTTTCAGTTGCTGAATAAACGCGCCGGGAATACGACGGTTTCCCACCACAAGCACGCTGCCGCCACCTTTCAGGGATGAACGCTGCCCCTTTTTACGACGCCTGCGTCGGGACAGGACAACCCGCGCATTACCCAGCCTGATTACGGGCAAATCCCCCCGGTTAACCCTGATTCTGGCCTGCGGATTTTTAACCGTGGCCCTTTTCAGCCTGGCCCTTTCCTTTACCAGTTTCCGGCGTACCTTTGTCTCACGGGCAACCTGTGACGCCGACTGCGATATCGCGGATGAAGCAACGCGGTTAATGGCCATTGCGGCGGCACCAGGCACCGCCGTTTTGCTGATACGGCTGAGGTTTTCAACGGCCTGCTCAAGACCTTTTATGGCCATACATCCCCCTTTCAGCGGCGACGGTTAACGGCAGGCGGTACGCCCCGCCCAAGCCAGAGATGACAGCTTCCGCCATCATCCGGCGAAACACGATCTATCCAGAAGTTTTCCTCACCGATGGTCAGCGTGTCTCCACGCCGCAGTTGCCGCACATCATCAGTCCGGACAAACAGGGACGGGCTGGAGCCTTCAACGCGTACGCCCTGTCCGGCATAGCTGATATTTTCAGGGTCATCAAAAACACCACGTATCACAGCGCCGGACTGCTCACCGGATGTCATGGTGGCTGACGTTCCCATGTACCCGCGTATCGTTTCATCGGCGCGGGCAATGGCAGCATCGAACAGGTTATCGAAATCAGCCACAGCGCCTCCCGTTATTGCATTCTGGCCAGGCCACGTTCTGTCATTTCGGCTGCCACACCGACAGAGACACGAAACGCCGTTCCCGGCAGCACAAATGCCACAGGTTCATCCCGCGTGGCGTGAAGTGCATCAGTATGCAGCGTCACCAGTGCCACGACCGTGACCAGAGCAGCCGTATCAATCATGGTATCCGGCTGCTCTGATACCACCTCATTTTCATGTCCGGTCAGCGCATTTTCCGGTCTGAGAGGGGTATCCTGACCGGCAGCGTCATCCGTGTCATCAAGCTCCTCTTCCAGCTCTGCCACACGGAGCGCCAGTTCTTCTTTCGTCCCCGTCAGGCTGACATCACGGTTCAGTTGCTCACCCAGCGACCGGAGACGGACAATCAGTTCATCTTTCGTCATGGACTCCTCCACAGAGAGAAAATGGCCCCGAAGGGCCACGATTACGCCAGTTGTACGGACACGAACTCATCAGGGTCAGCCAGCAGCATCAGCGGTGCTGACTGAATCATGGTGAACTCACGCGCCGGATCGCCGGTGGTCACCCAGTTTTTCGGGTAACGGGCAGAGGAGTTAATGCCTTCGCGCTGTGCGTCCGCATCCTGAATGCAGCCATAGGTGCGCAGACCGCGTGCCTGAGTGTTCCCCAGCACCATCGTGTTGTCCGGCAGGAAGTTCTTTTTGACGCCGTTTTCCACGTACTGTCCGGAATACACGACGATGGCCACATCGCCATACATCCCCTTGTAGGACACCGCTTTGCCCAGGTCTTTCACCGCTGTCTCCAGCTCGGAATGAGAGCCGCGACGAGTATCCAGCTTCTCCCTGACGGCTTTGAAGGAACGGAACAGCGCCCAGCCTTTCGGATCAAACACGATGATATTCACCACTCCGCTGGCGTTCAGCGCGTAGGCTTCGATATCGTCGGTCGGGTCATACGTGGACTTGTCACGCTTGCTCCACTCCGTGCCGCCGGACTGCGTGATGTTATTCGCCTCACTGCGGCCCATATCCACCTCAACCGGATCGAAGGCTTCACCGGTCATGGTGTATTTGCCCTTAAGCACGGCAGAAACTGCCTGCATCTCTTCGACCTGGGCAATGGCCAGCTCTTCGTCACGCATGTTCTGCATAATGATGCGACGGCGGCGGTAAGCCGGGTCCGCCAGATTCTGCGGATCTTCATCCGGCAGGCGACGCAGGGTCATCTGCGGATTCACCTCATGCTTCGGCTTGACATATCCCGGCGTAAATTCAGAGGTGGAGCCGCCACGGGAGCGGATAACCTCACCGGAAACAATCGGCGAAACGTACAGCGCCATGTTTACCAGCCCCGGAATTTGTGAGAGATAGACTTTCTCCGTGGTGAAGGGATAGCTCTCACGGAAAAAGAGACGCAGAAACAGCGGATCAAACTTAAATTTCTGCTCATTTGCCGCCAGCAGCTGGGCGGTTGTGTACATCGACATAAAAAAATCCCGTAAAAAAAGCCGCACAGGCGGCCTTTAGTGATGAAGGGTAAGGTTAAACGATGCTGATTGCCGTTCCGGCAAACGCGGTCCGTTTTTTCGTCTCGTCGCTGGCAGCCTCCGGCCAGAGCACATCCTCATAACGGAACGTGCCGGACTTGTAGAACGTCAGCGTGGTGCTGGTCTGGTCAGCAGCAACAGCAAGAATGCCGACAGCAGCACCGTCGGTGGTGCCATCCCACGCAACCAGCTTACGGGTGGAGGTGTCCAGCATCAGCGGGGTCATTGCAGGCGCTTTCGCACTCAATCCGCCTGGCGCGGTTGCGGTATGAGCCGGGTCACTGTTGCCCAGCGGCTGGTAATGGGTAAAGGTTTCTTTGCTCGTCATAAACATCCCTTACACTGGTGTGTTCAGCAAATCGTTAACGGCATCAGATGCCGGGTTACCTGCCGCCAGCGGTGTCGGTGCCCCCTGCATCAGACGATCCAGCGCAGTGTCACTGCGCGCCTGTGCACTCTGTGGTGCTGCGGCCAGAATGCGGCGGGCCGTTTCCACGGTCATACCGGGGGTTTCTGCCAGCACGCGGGCCTGTTCTTCGCGTCCGTGAGCCTCCTCACAATTGAGGATCCCCATAATGCGGCTGTTTTCTGCCGCAACCGCTGCGGTGATCTGTGCGTTCACGTCCGGCTGCGCCGCGCTGGCGTTCTCGCCCTCTGTCGCTGACACCACGTCAGTAACGTCAGCCTGCAAAGCAGTGGCTGAAACAGTTGTTGATTGAGTCTCTTTGGTCATTCGCCCTCCTGAGAGACGGGATTTACGTGCATCCAGTGCCTCACGCATAACGGTGATCGCATCGGTGCTGTTGACAAGTTCATCAGCCAGTCCGGCATCAATGGCCTCCTGACCGCTGTACACTGCAGCCTCGGTATCCAGCACAGCCTGCACGGACAGGCCGGTATATGCCGACACCTTCTGCGCAAACATCCGGCGGGTTGCATCCATCCGGGACTGCAGTGTCTCCCGGACGTCATCCGGAAGATGGCTGTAGGGGTTGCCATCCACCTTATGGCTGCCGCTGTAAATCAGCGTGATTTCCACGCCCTGTTTCTCCAGCGCAGCACCGTAATTACTGTGAGCCATCATGACGCCGATGGAGCCTGTCCGAGCGGTCTGCGTGACCAGACGCCGGGAGGCGGCACTGGCAAGCAACTGACCTGCACTGCAGTTCATGTCGTTGGCAAGCGCCCATACCGGTTTTATGTCACGCACACGGGCGATGATGTCAGCGCAGTCAAATGCCCCCGCCACCATCCCGCCGGGCGTGTCCATATCGAGCAGAATGCCGTCCACCATCGGATCGCTGGCAGCCTGTTGCAGACGGGCGATAATGCCGTTGTAACCGGTCATCCCCGAGTACGGCTGCAGCGCCCGCGTCCGGCTGACCAGCGTGCCGGACACCGGCAGCACGGCGATGCCGTTCATGACCTGATAACTGCGGGCCTGTCGTGGTCCGTCATCATCACCGGATAATGCCAGCGTCGCGAGTGCCTCCTGGGCAGTCAGGCTGTCGCCGGACACCGCATCCGTCAGGCGGCTGATCCCAAGCTGGCCTGCAAGCGCACAAAAGAAAACCCGCGCATAGGCGGGTTCAAGCATCAGCGGCTCATTAAAGGCCATACTGGCAATATGCGGGAGATTACGCAGCTCTGCTGTCACTCTTCTCCTCCTCTGTTGATTGTCGCAGCCCGGATTCAAATGCCGCAGCCGCCCAGGCGGGCGGTTTAAGACCAGCCGCGCGGCGCTCCATCGTTTCACGGACCTGCTGGGCAAAAATTTCCTGATAGTCGTCACCGCGTTTTGCGCACTCTTTCTCGTAGGTACTCAGTCCGGCTTCTATCAGCATCACCGCTTCCTGAACTTCTTTCAGACCATCGATGGCCATACGACCGGAGCCTATCCAGTCGCAGTTCCCCCAGGCACTGCGGGCTTCCTGAAAACTGAAGCGCGCTTTTGAAGGTAACGTCACCACGCGGCGAACGATGGCCTCTTCCAGCCAGCACAGAAACATCTGGCTCGCCTGACGGGATGCGACGAATTTTCGCCGCCCCATAAAGTACGCCCACGACTCGTTCGCACTGGCCCGTGCCGTGGAGTAGCTCATCTGGGCGTAATTCCGGGAAAGCTGCTCATACGAGACACCCAGCCCGGCAGCGATATACCGCAGCAGTGACTGCTCAAACACGGAGTAGCCGTTATCCGTATCCTGAGCCGTCTGCAGGTTCAGTGAGTCACCCGGCATCAGGTGCGGTACTTTTGCGCCTCCCAGCCGGACCGGCGCTGCGGCGTAATACGCGGCAATTTCACCAATCCAGCCGGTCAGCCTTTCCCGCTGCTCCTGACTGTTCGCGCCCAGAATAAAATCCATCGCTGACTGCGTATCCAGCTCACTCTCAATGGTGGCGGCATACATCGCCTTTATGAAAAGACAGGAAAAAATAAAATTTAAAAACAGTACATTACGAATGCTCAGACCTATCGTTTAAAGGAGTCGCAATACACACTGCAATACACGATTATTTATAAGATGAGCGGCATCCGTCATAAAGCTGGTGGATGCTTTTTCTATGCATATATGCACAGTTTTAGTGAGCGTTAATGTCGATATAGGGATCCCCATATCGAGATTGGATACCTGGCTTTTTTCCGGTTAACCTTTAATCAGGCTGGTGGGCTTTACCTGTTTTGTATGAGTGGTCATCATGACCATGTCATAACAAAAACCCCATATTCGTGGTTTTTCTGTGTCGGGCTATTCTGTCGTTGCTGTGCTGATTTGGCTGGTGGGCTGAATCATCATTACGGCGATGCAGCTATGTAGACGTTCCGGCCTCCTCAAATTGAGGATTGTGGAAGAATCAATGGGTTAGTCTTACTTTCCCGACATCCCCCAATGGGGGTTTTCGAAACAATCAATAGCTTAGGCTTACTTCCCCGATTTCCTGCATTGCAGGTTTTCGAAATAATCAATGGGTTAGGCCATCGTGCAATTTTGCACTTTGCCAGCCAGCGCAATGTCGCGTTATCAGTCCTCAGATGTGAGGGATGTAGCCAGCTTTTCCCCCAGTGGGGGATATCCAGCACCGACGGCTTAACTGTGCGTGCCAGCACAAGGTAGCCTTGAACTACTTACTGCATCCCATCTTACAGGCCGTGCCTTCCTGCTTAACTTTTTGCAATGCAACAAGTCAGCCAGCGCAATTTTGCGTTATCGGGAATATCAGCAAGTTACCGCCGCAATCGTTCCGGCTTCTTCCACTGGTAAGTATTTTTCGCGCTCTCCCTCCGTTGTTGAGAACGGCGACGATATGCCAGCAACTCAAGGACTCTTGTTCGTATGTTGCGCATATCCACGCCGTTAAGCTCAATACCGTCACGGCGCATCACCTCAGCCACTACACGCACATAATTATCTGCGGTCACGCTGTCCGGCTGCGTGGCCTGTTCGTCATGCTGCTTGCTGATTCCACAAGCACGGCGGATTAATCGCAGTATTTCGGATTCAGTCATAGCGTACTACGTTACTTATCTTTATTCGGCTGCAACTTATCCGGTACGTTTCCGGCAGTTTCCATCAGATAATCGGACAGCATCAGCGGTATGTTTTCGTCAAGTTTTGCGCATGCGTTACAGGCTCTGATAACTTCTTTTTTCAGTCCATCCAGCATAGACGGCTTCATGTCGGGAAACTTCCTTGTCATGGCAAGCGGCAGGCTGTCCATGATTGAAGAAATCTGACTCGCCAATTTTGAAAGCACGTATATACAAAACGCTGTATCAATAACGTCGCCGCGTTCGCGCTCGTTTTTAAGCTCCTGCGCCTCTGCCTGTGCTGTCAGCAATCTGATCCTGACTCGTAGGAGTTCATCATCATCAATCTCGCCTTTGTCGTCTGTAATCTGGTTAATTGCATTGCTAACCCGATTGTCTATTACGCTGGCAACATCATAAAACGCCTCGCGGCCTTTACGTTCAACGGGAGTCACTCCCCACTTGTCGAACGCTGTCGCACTTACACGGCAGCTTTGCGCCATGTTTTTTTTGTTCATCAGGTGCGATTTCATCAATATCCCCACTTAAGTAATGTTTCAGGTTGGTGTATTGGCTTTATCTTTTCCTTTTTATTCATAGAGATAGAGCGAACAACAAAACCACCACCAGCACCCGAAAAAGGCTCATAAATAGCGAAAACCCGCGAGGTCGCCGCCCCGTAGCCTACCGGATCGCCGGAAAGGACCCGCCAGCCAGAACAGGCCCTAATTTCATCAACCAATCAACTTATAGCGACCATCCCGTGCATTGCGACGTACACGCTCAATCTTGAGGCATAGCGCCGCATCTGGCTTTTTTGGGACAGGTACGCGGCAATATTCAGAAGATCGAGGAATATTGTTTATCCAGTCGATCACTTCACTTAAATACCAGGCCTTACGCCCTTCCGTAACCTGTACGCGTTCGGGGAACTCTCCGCGAGCCTCAAGGTTTAGCAATGTGCGACGGCTAAGGGTAGTAAGTTCCATCACCTGATTCATATCAACAAGGCGTTCACTTAAACGCATTTTGTCAGCAATAGCCTTTAATTCCTCTACTGCTGGATCCGGATACATCATTTCGGCAATTGGCTTAAGGTCATTGTAATGATTCTGCATTGTATCCCCCTTTACACACGAGCCAGCGGCTGAACAGAAATACCTGAGCCAACAAACGCGGCAACCTTTGCCGACAGTTCTTTTACAGACTCAGGCCAGTTCAGAGCATCAACATTTAAAACACCTGTCTTATAAACCTGTGCCTGTGTTTTTTTCGCTGTGTCGATTTGTACAGCGGAAACATAAACCGCTTTACCTACGCTCGAACCATCCCATATCACCAGTGCACCTGTTGCATCTTCCTGCATCAGTGGCGTAAATGCAGGAATTACCCCTTTATTAGCTGAAAATATCCCCAGCGTAGTCACCAGTGCTTCAGTGCCAGCCATGAGTTCAGTGTAATGAGTAGCCATTGCTCCCCCTTAGCCAATGCGAACGGTAACAAAACGATTGATGCGGGCCGGTATTGGCTGTGGTGCTGAATGTGTCTGCACATATTCAATAGCCGGATCACCAGGCACAATATAGTTTTTCGGTGCAAGTTCGGCTTTAGTCAGCCCCATTCGGATTAGCTCCGGATCCTGAATACCGCCATAGGCGACAATCCCCTGAAGAGCCGTATTGCCAAGCACCATCAAATCAGGATCAAGGAAATGTTTTTCTGTTCCGTCCTCGTCGGTATAACGCCCGCTGTAAACAACAATCGCAACATCGCCCATATACCCTTTAAAACTCACCGAATCACCAAGGTCTTTAAGGGCCGTTTCCAGTTCGGAATTAGAACCACGACGGGTATCCAAAGCCTCTTTTATCGCTCTGAATGAACGGTATTTCTTCCATACATTACCACCCATAATGATGATATTAGTGACGCCCTCACTAAATTCTGCGTAGCTCTCAATATCATCATTTGGATCAAAAGTTTCTTTATCCTTACCTGACCACTCAGTACCGCCAGACTGAGTGATGATATTTTGTGGTTTTATATTCCAGTCCAGCTCATAACGTTCAATACCATCGCCCTCAATGATATTTTTCCCCGTTGTGATTGCCTGAACAGCAAGCCATTCAATACGTGCACGAATAGCTTTAGCCTGATTTACAATCGCCTGTTTAACTTTAATATTACGCGCCCCAAAAGCATTGTATTGCTCAGGTGACACACCAGCAGGGCGCACAGCTAACTTATTTGGATCAATGCTGCTTTTCGGCTTCATATAACCTGGACGAATTGTTTTTGATTCGTATCCCTCATCTCGTGAAACTTTACTGCCCACCATAGGAGAGCAAAACGCCGCGATCGGGATATTTGGATCGTCGATCGTATCAAGAATAATGTCTCTCGATTCAAACATTACCGAGCGAGTGAAAAACAAACTGGTAAACAACGCATTTAATTTTTTTTGCACATCTTCAGCATTAGCCACCTGCACAAGCTGTGTAGGCGAATATAAATCAACCATACTCATCCTCTTTACATTCATTACAAATAATTGTGAATATATTCTATTACCGATGTCTGCTATGCGAATACATGCAACCAAGTGCAATGTTGTATAAAATATGCCGTAACAACTTCAGTGCTGATAATTCGTGTTAATGTATTTACTTCCTTTGGTCGGGATTTATGTAGCATGCCGGAAAATATATTTTTTTCCGGCATCTTTTTGTTTGCAGAATTTAAAACGGTATATTATCGCCGTACGGATCATCATTCCCCGACTGTTGTTTTGCCCTGTTCAGTGCGTCAGTGGCCTGCCCCTGCTGGCCTTTTTTGCCGCCCGGTCGCGCCGTTCGCGCACTGATTACGCTGTCTGCGATAACCTGCCAGCCCCGCCGCGTTTCGCCGTTCTGGCCTGTCCACTGGCTTACCTGCATGTTACCCGCCACGCTCACCAGTTCGCCTTTGTGGTGTTTTGCCAGTGCGTCGGCCTGTCTGCCAAACGCCAGGACGGATAACCACATCGTCGCCGTTCCGTCATCTGCCTGGCTGCACGGCAGGGGAACCGCCATACTCGCCATCGCCATTTGTGTCCCTTTGCTGGTGGTCTTTAACTGCGGGTCAGCCACCAGCCGCCCGTAAGCCGCTATCTGTGCTGTCATGCTGTCTGCTCTCCGGTTTTAACATTGATGGTTGTCACCTGTTCCGCTTCGGCAATCTCCCGTTCTGTCAGCGTGGCAAAGTTTGCCGCTGCTGTGGTCATGAATGCGCTTATCAGATCGGGATGTTCCTTCGCGTATCCTGCCCGTGTGTGGTGGTCTATCGCTTTGATTGCCACCTTTAAGGAAAGCTCTGTCATGTCTAACGCTTTATATTTTGCCTGTGTTCTGTCTCTGCGAATTTTGGTCATTTGTCACCCCTGATTCATGTCTTCGGCTGGCATGTTTGTTAAGTGATTTTTATGTATGCGCATTTATTTTCACCCCCCTCGTTTAAAAAGTTTTTAGTTGTGCCTCCCCCCCTCTACCCATCTACCCGAATGCTCATCATGTCAGTAATGGCGCGGCTTTCAGCGGGTAGATAGCTTTTTGACTCCTCTACCTGCCGTCTACCCTGCTACCTGAAACTGATAAAATCAGGTAGAAGAGGTAGAGAGCTTTTATTAGCCTTCTACCTAGCCCTATACCCACTTATCATGTTGAATAATATGCGTTTATTTTGTTCAGGTAGATGGGGTAGATGGCTTTTACAAAAAATTATAAAAACGCGTCGCAATCGTCTGTTGTAATTGCGTTGGTCTGCGTTACTCCCTTAACTTTTCGCGTAATATATTCATGCCCGTAAACTTTCGCCGCTGGCTTCATGGCCTTGCTGAACTCAGCCACGTTTAGCGGTTTGCTCCTGCCCGCGTATGCCATAAACGCCAGATAGACGCGGTAAAGGCTGTTCCTGGTCGTGTACTTCACTGAATCACCACCGCCACCCATCATCAGGCCGCGCGCTTCCTCCAGAAAATTCAGGAACTGGCAAAACTCAATAACCGGATCCGTCTGTTGCTTTATTGCCAGTGCTTCATCACCGTCACGCTGTTCCAGTAGTAAAGCCCGTGCCTTCTCAGGGTCGGTAAAGTTCGCCAGCAATCGGCGGATAATAACGGGGATTTCAGCCGCAATCTTTTCCGGTAGCTCCCTGTCTTTTTCGGCCTCACTGACGATATTGTCGAAACGGAAAATCACGCGACGACGTGCCACACCTCCGGCCCGTTCGGTGAATATCATCGGGTTGTTGTTGGTCGCCAGCACCACCGCCCTGATTACCGCCGTGAAACGCTTTTCATATTTCGGGTTAATTTCCACGGGGTCGCCGCCTGTGATTTTCTTGATGCCCGTTCCTTCGCCTGTATATTTCGGCTGGTCAGCCAGGACGATAAGACGACTCCCGACAACCTGCGCACGTCCACCAGCATCATCAAGCGATGTCATTTCAGCGCTTACCGTGTTCTGTTTCCCTGCCAGAAGGCTGGCTATGTGTGTGAATGTACTTTTACCGCTCCCGCCATCTCCGGTGGCCTCAATAAACATCTGCCAGTCGTACCGGTTCGCCATAATCATGTACAGCGCGGCACATATACGCATCATCTTGCGCGGGTCTTTTCCGGCTGCGTGCTCAAGCCATTTATGAAAGTTTGGCGCGTTATCGCGGATGTTCTCCCCTGGTGCTGGTGGCGTGTACTCAATGCCGTTGTGCGTGGTGATCCAGTTCTCCGGCGTGTGCGGGGAAAATTCCCCCGTTTTCAGGTCAAGCGCACCATTGGCGAACGGCAGCAAATCGCCAGACGGCTCGCCCATTGGTTCGGCAATAACTTTTAACGCTTCCACGGCGTTATTGATTACGCGCTTGCTGAAAGTGGCCCTGTGCTCTGAATAGATCGCCACCATTTCGCGGCTAAGTTCCATTGTGCTGACCGGACACCATACCCCGCCGCGCCATACGTGAACGATTTCACTTTCAGGATGTACGCAAACGCCATCAAAGCGATCGGCAAGCAACTGCGCGCGCTCACTGTCCGCCATCTGCGAAAGTTGCGCCTTTTGCTTTACCGGAAGCTCAATGACCAGACCATCAGAAAGATTCTGGCGTTCACGGGCCAGATATTCGCGCCAGTTCTGCACCTCCTGGCCGTGCATACCCTCAGGATAAAAATTTGCATCCTGTACGCCTGCTGCCGCCAGCTTCTGACCAATCGCCTTTATCATTACAGGCGCAAGATATCCGGCCCTGTATATGCGTGCTGATTTTCGGCCTTCCGGCACAATTTGCAGATTATCCAGTTCGGATAGCTGCTGCTCCCCAAGCCACACAGGAGGCTCATTATCTCCGGCCATACGCGCATCATGTTCCTGCCATTGTTTCGCGTGTGCCCAGGCATCACTACCCGCAAAAATAATGACTTCTGTTCCTTTGTGTTTTATGCCGCGTGACTGCTGTTTTACGTTCGGTGCCAGTTTCATTTTTTACCTCTGAATCCGTTAATCATGGTTTTCATTTTCTGGATATTTCCCCACGCTTTTTCCCTGCTGATGGGCTTACTGCGGGGTGCGGCATATACCAGGGAAAAATCACGCCGGAACTGATAAACAGGCATCACGCAGTCATAGCTATACCCCTCACGGCGGTAAGTGATGCGCCGTTCTGCCACGCCTTTAATCGTTACCGTGCCGCCGTATTTATCGCGGTAAATATCGCCGTTCATAAATTCAGGTCGAGCTGGGCCGCTGGCAATAAAGCCAGAATTTTTCATTTCCATATTATTTATTCCTCGACTTAACTCGACTTATTTGATAGCAGGGCACTATTTATTGCGTCATTGAGTTTTTCTGCTGATTCATCAATAAGTGACAACAGACCATAAGCAATATTTGCATCTTCATTGTCATTTATGCAATCAAGCCACATATTTAATATTGCTTTTGCTGAATTATTTAAAGTTAATGAACTTTCTGCACATGCTAACAATTTAAAAAAGACTTCCCGTTCTGTATTCATTTAATCCTCCACCAGCTTACTTTCTTCCTCAATCAAAAAACTAGCGACACTTCCCGAAAGACGCGCCAGTAGGCTCGCCAGTGCGGATATATCAGCATCTGTAATTTTGTTCGGGTATACCTCAAGAAGGCGGCAAATAATTTCTGTCTGGTGCGCACGTTCAGCGGCTTCGTGTAATGTAATTTCCTGCATTAATGCACCTCTTTTAATTCATACACTGCTGAAATAATGACTTGTGATAAGCCATATTCTGATGATTCGCTTCTCACCGCAGCAATAGCCGTCTGAACATTAACAGCCTTCACATTCTGAGCGATACCAATTGTGTGGCCTATTGGGTTAACAGCTCGGGCAAATACACGGAAGGTTTTAAGCATGACTCACTCCCTGGCGGATTTTTGCAGCGAATACAGCAACACAACCGGACGGGCAACGGCTACGCGCTTCGCGTTCCGTCCAGGCGGTTACGTGGATGATTTGAGATTCTCCGGCACTCAGTGCCAGAAAACGCCACACAAAGGCCGTTTGTGTGTGTACAAGGTGTGGTATATGATTTACAGCAACCATAACGGCTCCTAGTTTACGTTGTTGGTTAGACGCCCCGTATGTGTTCCCAGCACTGCGGGGCGTTGCTCTTTGTATTTCAACAATCCTTTCGGTGTGTTTCATGTTATGAGCGCATGAAACACACGTCAAGGCTTTTTGTATTTCTTTTTTTGTGTATACTGAAACACACCGATGATTAGGAGTTTCAGAAATGGCAACGGCTAACAAAAACGCAAAATCACAACTGACAACTGTCAGAGTCCCACTAGATGTTATGCAAGGGATGGAATCCGTTAAGCTGGACGGTGAAAGCAATGCCGGATTTATCGTAACCGCCATGCGCGGAGAAATAGCCCGCCGCCAAGCAGAAGGCAGCGGAGAAAATCCCCTTGTGTCGTCACTGGATGCCCTGGCTAAGGTCGAACAAATCGGCATCAAAGCAGCCGAGGAGATCGGGCAACTCGTCACCGTCGCGCGTGAAGAACTCCAGCGACGCAAGGTCAAAGAGCATGAATAGCCAATATCAGCGCCATAGTTTGAGGAACGCAGGCGCATTGCTTTACAGGACAGCACCATGAGCGACACAGAATCAACCAAAACACCATCACCAACTCGTAAGAGACGACGCAAAAATATAGCGCATGAACATGAATCAGAAAGATTCGCACCTTGTTCGTTTGCTCTTGAGAAATTCCTTAAAGAGCACAGGAAAAAGCTCTCGTTGCAAACCTTGGAACGAACCAAATCTGACTGATCACATTGCCCACCAGCCGCAAATGTGGCATTGTTGGTGATGCTTTTGTTTTCCCTTGTTCCCACTGGCGACCCTTTTGCGGTCGCCTTTGTTTTGTCACTGAATGCGGTTACCAAAGTAAAACTCAGGCTGATATTCACGTATCAGCGTTTTTTCTTCTTCCTCCAGCTCACGCTTTTTGCGCTTACATGCCTGTAGCTCCCTCCCCTTCTCGCTGGCACTTATTTGATATTGCTCTTTACGGCGGGAAAAATCCTGTAATGCACCCCACGGGATACCATAAGTCCCCGTTTTTCTGATACCTGGTATCACATTTCTGAATACCCAGTTACTGAAACGATGAGCAAATGTGCCAGGCGTCGTTGCTTTGCGGCTGCGGGCTATTAGTTTGTAGAAACCTGACTCAGAGATAATTCTCATATTCTGATTTCCTCCTGGGGTGTAAGTTAAATTTACTCCCTTTTCATCATCATCAAGCATCTGCAACGCCGTACGCGAATTGGTTAGTTCCAGCGCAGCACAAACATCTTTTGCAACAAACCACGGATCGCCGTTCAGATACACCACACGAACGTTCACACTATCAAAGCGCAGAACGACGAGATCACGAATATCGCAGAATTTTTTCACTGGACGAGCGTACCCCTTGCCCGTCACGGCAATATTTTTATTCATCGCGTTTTTACCTTATAGACAAAAAACCCCTCGTGATGAGGGGCATTATTTACTGGTTATTGCTGTTTTGTTTTTCCAGGTTTCCATCCAGGATGCCACTCACCACGGATCCATGCCTGAACCTCTGAAAGTCGATACCCTGCAGCACGTTCACCGATCTTGATACGTCGCGGGAATTTACCTGCTAGCTCCATTTTCCAGCGTGTTGAGTTTGCCAGCGTGGTAAGTGCTATGCACTCTTTTTCACGAATGAACCGATCAATGTCCTTCATTGTGCGCAAATCGTTTTCATCAACAAGAGAATAAATTGCCATATCACACCACCTCTTTATTAAGCTCGATAACGTTGTTGTTAAATCCTGCTATCGTATTAAGGTAATTAACCCACATATTAAGCACCTCAAGTTTTTTCTTTATATGCCTGCTTTTATTGTAAACACCAGCAACCCCTTTCACTTTATGACCTAAAAGAAGTTCAACAATATAAGGATCCGCCCCCATATCATTAAGCGTAGTGGAAAATGTGCGCCTGAAATCATGTATGCACCACAAGCCATTAGTATCATGACCAAGACGCCTGCATATTCTGTTTGCAGCCCCTGTTATTGTCGCCCTTTGCAAAGCACAACCGACAACATAACCGCGATTTTTTGTTTCTGCGTAAAGATTAACGATCCATTGTTTTATTCCGTCAGGAACAGGCCTTACTATAGCCTCCTTGTTTTTGCTGTGCTCTTTTGGGACTGTCCATACCCAGTTTTTTAAATCCCATTCGTCCCAGGTGGATAGCCTCGCCTCCTGCTGTCGGCAACCAAACACCAGGCAGATAACCATTATTCTTCGGTTATATATTGATGACAGAGTTAGCAAATTATTACCGTAAGCATAAGACCATACATCAGCGGTTTCATTGATATTAAGAACGCGATCCCTTATACCGGATGAGCGCCCGACATAACTTACGTTAATATCTCCAAAGGGATCGCACGCGATGTATTGCCTGACGCGACAAAAACGCAACGCCTGTTTGATATCAAGAAAAATTGCACCAGACATAACAGGCGCATTTTTTTTGATCCTGTCAAAGACGGTAAGCCATGTGTGTAATTTGCACTGTTCTATAGCCATATCACCGATATAGGGGAAGATATGCTTTTCAAATCGTTTTATTAAATATTCATGCTCTTTTCTGGCTGTTGTGGCGTGATTGTCGTACCAGTAAAACAGCGCATCCCTTACGGTCACTGGTTGCATAGTTTTTTCGGCAGCAAGTTTTATTTGCCTGCGGGGGTCCAGATTTTCAGCCAGCCATTCACGGCACTGATCACGCATGCGCCTGGCCGTTGCAAGAGACATGTCAGGATAGCGACCAAGTGTAAGCCATACCGGAGGGGATTCCCTGCCACCAAGACGATAGTAAAAAACAAAGCTGATCCCCCCAACCATGCTTACACGCACAGACAACCCGCGCCCATCCGCTATTGTTTTTTGTTTGTCCTGCCGTTTTCCGACAAGACTCTTTAACAGTTTGTCACTGAGTTTGTTTTCAATAGCCATTAAAAGCCCTCAAGAGATTTGCAATACACACCCATCCCGATCGCCAATTTGCAATACACATTGCAATACACAAAACCGCGAAAAACTGGAAGGGTGATGAACGGTCATCAAAAGCATGGAAAACGACATTCCAGACGCAGCAAGGGTTTCAGTGGAGTTGGCGAACGATGCGGGCAACTACGGTGAGATGATAGACATAAATCGCCTTCACAATGGCGCTCTGCAGCTGCGTGTTCTGCAGCGTGTCGAGCATCTTCATCTGCTCCATCACGCTGTAAAACACATTTGCACCGCGAGTCTGCCCGTCCTCCACGGGTTCAAAAACGTGAATGAACGAGGCGCGCCCGCCGGGTAACTCACGGGGTATCCATGTCCATTTCTGCGGCATCCAGCCAGGATACCCGTCCTCGCTGACGTAATATCCCAGCGCCGCACCGCTGTCATTAATCTGCACACCGGCACGGCAGTTCCGGCTGTCGCCGGTATTGTTCGGGTTGCTGATGCGCTTCGGGCTGACCATCCGGAACTGTGTCCGGAAAAGCCGCGACGAACTGGTATCCCAGGTGGCCTGAACGAACAGTTCACCGTTAAAGGCGTGCATGGCCACACCTTCCCGAATCATCATGGTAAACGTGCGTTTTCGCTCAACGTCAATGCAGCAGCAGTCATCCTCGGCAAACTCTTTCCATGCCGCTTCAACCTCGCGGGAAAAGGCACGGGCTTCTTCCTCCCCGATGCCCAGATAGCGCCAGCTTGGGCGATGACTGAGCCGGAAAAAAGACCCGACGATATGATCCTGATGCAGCTGGATGGCGTTGGCGGCATAGCCGTTATTGCGTACCAGATCGTCTGCGCGGGCATTGCCACGGGTAAAGTTGGGCAGCAGGGCTGCATCCACACTTTCACTCGGTGGGTTCCACGCCCGCAACTGCCCACCAAATCCGCTGCCACCGCCGTGATAACCGGCATATTCACGCAGCGATGTCATGCCGTCCGGCCCCAGAAGGGTGGGAATGGTGGACATTTTCATACATAAAATCCTGCAGGTCCCCTGCGTCGCTGTGTCATGCCGGTCTGCACTTCCAGCTCAGCAATGTATTTTTTCAGGTCAGACACGGAAGTGGTCGTAAACTCCACTCGCCGTCCGTCTTTCTGTACCGTTGCCACCCGTTTTCCTGTCATCAGGTCATGCAGTGCCACACGGGCAGCGGCAAGTTCTTCCTGTCGCGTCATTCATCCTCTCCGGATAAGGCACGGGCGTATTCTGCCAGTGTTTTCTTGTTGGTTGCTGCACCATCCTCTTCCTGCAGGCTCGCCAGCAGTGCGCTGAGATCCAGCTGCCAGCGGGAAATACTGATGCGCAGCGCCGCCAGCGCATAAACGAAGCAGTCGAGTGCCTCATTGCGTCGCTTTTTACTGTCCCACAGTATTTTTTTCCTGCCATCCACCCATTTTTCGACCTGCTCTTCAGCAGTCAGCTGCTGCGCTTCGGTCAGATCAAAAATATCCGGGTTATTCGGGAAGTGAACGGCACCGGGAAGCGGTTCATCCCCTTCCGGCGTCAGTGTGAAGCGGTTATAAATCTGCTCTTTCGCGGTATCCGTACCGATTTCGGTAAGGTAAACCCCGTTTTTGTTTCGCTTACGTGGCATGCTGGCCACCGGCTTTCCGTAGACGGATGCACCTTTAATGGGGATCACCCGGAACAGCCCATGTTTTTTCGAGCGTTCATACACAATGGTCGGGTCAATCCCGCCAGTATCCCAGCAGATACGGGATATCGACATTTCTGCACCATTCCGGCGGGTATAGGTTTTATTGATGGCCTCATCCACACGCAGCAGCGTCTGTTCATCGTCGTGGCGGCCCATAATAATCTGCCGGTCAATCAGCCAGCTTTCCTCACCCGGCCCCCATCCCCATACGCGCATTTCGTAGCGGTCCAGCTGGGAGTCGATACCGGCGGTCAGGTAAGCCACACGGTCAGGAACGGGCGCTGAATAATGCTCTTTCCGCTCTGCCATCACTTCAGCATCCGGACGTTCGCCAATTTTCGCCTCCCACGTCTCACCGAGCGTGGTGTTTACGAAGGTTTTACGTTTTCCCGTATCCCCTTTCGTTTTCATCCAGTCTTTGACAATCTGCACCCAGGTGGTGAACGGGCTGTACGCTGTCCAGATGTGAAAGGTCACACTGTCAGGTGGCTCAATCTCTTCACCGGATGACGAAAACCAGAGAATGCCATCACGGGTCCAGATCCCGGTCTTTTCGCAGATATAACGGGCATCAGTAAAGTCCAGCTCCTGCTGGCGGATGACGCAGGCATTATGCTCGCAGAGATAAAACACGCTGGAGGGGTCATCCGGCGTCCATTTGAGGCCAAACGGCGTCTCTTTGTCGCCAAATTTAAGATACTGCTCCTCCCCGCAATGCGGGCAGGCAACATGAAAACGCATAAAATGCGGGGATTCACTGGCTGCACGCTCAATCTGACAGGTGCCTCTCACTTTTGGCGTGGAGCCACGGATGGACTTTGGCCAGACCGAGCCTTCAATACGCTTATCGCCCAGGAACGTCGGAGAGCCTTCCTGTTCAATATCCTCATCAAAGGCAGCAAGTTCATCATAACCCGCCACATCCACTGACTTTTCACGGTAGTTTTTTGCCGCTTTACCGCCCAGGCACCAGAAGCCACGACCATTGGTGAAACGCTTCATGGTGAGCGTGTTATCCCGGTGCTTTTTGCCATACCACGGGGCCAGCGCCAGCAGCGAAGGAATATCACGGATGGTCGGCTCAACGTGAGTTTTCATAAAGTTCTCGGCATCACCATCCGTCGGCAACCAGATAAGGGTGTTGCGCTGCTTATGCTCTATGAAGTAGGCATAAACACCCAGCAGCATTTTGGAATAACCAACACGGGCAGACTTCACCACATTCACCTCGCGGATGTAGTCACTGCCCATCGCATTCATGATGGCCCGCTGAAAGGGCAGTGTTTCCCAGCGCCCTTCCTGGTATGCGGATTCTTTTGGGAGATAGTAATTAGCATCCGCCCATTCAACGGCGGTCTGTGGCTCCGGCCTGAACAGTGAGCGAAGCCCGGCGCGGACAAAATGCCGCAGCCTGTTAACCTGACTGTTCGATATATTCACTCAGCAACCCCGGTATCAGTTCATCCAGCGCGGCTGCTTTGTTCATGGCTTTGATGATATCCCGTTTCAGGAAATCAACATGTCGGTTTTCCAGTTCCGGAAAACGCCGCTGCACCGACAGGGGGATCCCGTCGAGAATACTGGCAATTTCACCTGCGATCCGCGACAACACGAAAGTACAGAATGTGGTTTCCACCACTTCAGCGGAGTCTCTGGCATTCTTCAGTTCCTGTGCGTCGGCCTGCGCACGCGTAAGTCGATGGCGTTCGTACTCAATAGTCCCTGGCTGGAGATCTGCCTCGCTGGACTGCCGCAGTTCTTCAACCTCCCGGCGCAGCTTTTCGTTCTCAATTTCAGCATCCCTTTCGGCATACCATTTTATAACGGCGGCAGAGTCATAAAGCACCTCATTACCCTTGCCACCGCCTCGCAGAACGGGCATTCCCTGTTCCTGCCAGTTCTGAATGGTACGGATACTCGCACCGAAAATGTCAGCCAGCTGCTTTTTGTTGACTTCCATTGTTCATTCCACGGCCAAAAACAGAGAAAGGAAACGACAAAGGCCCAAAAGTTCGTTTTCAGCACCTGTCGTTTCCTTTCTTTTCAGGGGGTATTTTAAATAAAAACATTAAGTTACGACGAAGAAGAACGGAAACGCCTTAAACCGGAAAATTTTCATAAATAGCGAAAACCCGCGAGGTCGCCGCCCCGTAACCTGTCGGATCGCCGGAAAGGACCCGAAAAATGATAATAATTATCATCTACATATCACAACGTGCATCTACGCCATCAAACCACGTCAAATAATCAATTATGACGCAGGTATCGTATTAATTGATCTGCATCAACTTAACGTAAAAACAACTTCAGACAATACAAATCAGCAACACTGAATACGGGGCAACCTCATGTCAACTAAGAACAGAACCCGCAGAACAACAACCCGCAACATCCGCTTTCCTAACCAAATGATTGAACAAATTAACATCGCTCTTGAGCAAAAAGGGTCTGGGAATTTCTCAGCCTGGGTCATTGAAGCCTGCCGTCGGAGACTAACGTCAGAAAAGAGAGCATATACATCAATCCAAAGTGATGATGAATAAACATCCCGGTTTCTTCCACCATCGCACCGGAAAAGCGACTATGAGGGTAACCCTGCGTCTGTCAGCACAGTAAAACCCGGTGTGCATCGTTTTTGATTATTCCCGCACACTCACGCAGAAGGAATTCCCCGTCGGGCTACGGTCATGGTTAATGCGGGAATACGGCGACGATACAGCGCAGCTAAAAGGGTAATAGACGGATAGACCGATTTATTTCATTCCACAGGATTCTGAGTGTCCCCAACTTCCTCCAATAGTCTGAGCGTACACCTATATAGTTTTAATTTTCATCAATCCATTTAACTATCGTTTAATTGTTGTCACATAGGATTCTGCCGTTTTTAACAATGCAGGATAATAAGATGAAAAAAATGTTGTTTTCTGCCGCTCTGGCAATGCTTATTACAGGATGTGCTCAACAGACGTTTACTGTTGGAAACAAACCGACAGCAGTAACACCAAAGGAAACCATCACCCATCATTTCTTCGTTTCGGGAATTGGACAGGAGAAAACTGTTGATGCAGCCAAAATTTGTGGCGGCGCAGAAAATGTTGTTAAAACAGAAACCCAGCAAACATTCGTAAATGGATTGCTCGGTTTTATTACTTTAGGCATTTATACTCCGCTGGAAGCGCGTGTCTATTGCTCACAATAATTGCATGAGTTGCCCATCGATATGGGCAGCTCTATCTGCACTGCTCATTAATATACTTCTGGGTTCCTTCCAGTTGTTTTTGCATCGTGATCAGCCTCTCTCTGAGGGTGAAATAATCCCGTTCAGCGGTGTCTGCCAGTCGGGGGGAGGCTGCATTATCCACGCCGGAGGCGGTGGTGGCTTCACGCACTGACTGACAGACTGCTTTGATGTGCAACCGACGACGACCAGCGGCAACATCATCACGCAGAGCATCATTTTCAGCTTTCGCATCAGCTAACTCCTTCGTGTATTTTGCATCGAGCGCAGCAACATCACGCTGACGCATCTGCATGTCAGTAATTGCCGCGTTCGCCAGCTTCAGTTCTCTGGCATTTTTGTCGCGCTGGGCTTTGTAGGTAATGGCGTTATCACGGTAATGATTAACAGCCCATGACAGGCAGACGATGATGCAGATAACCAGAGCGGAGATAATCGCGGTTACTCTGTTCATTGCTGACCCCACAAACAGATTTCACGCTCAATCTCACGACGAGTCATGAGACCTTTCCATTGCTTACCGCCAGCATATGTCCAGCGACGTAGCTGATCACATGCGCCTTTGATATCGCCCTGGTTTATTTTGCGAAGAAGCGTCGATGTTCTGAAATTGCCAGCACCCACGTTGTAAACGAATGAGTAAAGAGCGCCGCGCGTTGTTTCCGGTATATCGACTTTGATGTACGGGTTAATTTGTCTGGCGACAGTGGCAAGGTCTTTATTCAAGAGTGCTTTGCATTCTGCTTTGGTATACGTTTTACCGAGCATGATGTCTTTTCCTGTATGCCCGTGACATACAGTCCATACACCAACAATATCTTTGTATGGTATGTAGCTGACACCCTCCAGACCATCGTTACCACCTGGACCAGTGATTAACACTGATGCTATAGCAATTGCTCCGCCACCAATAGCAGCAGCAACGGCTTTTCGTAATGATGGAGGCATTATTCACCTCTCGCAGCCTTGCGCTTATCTTCTTTAATCTTGAAATAAAGGTTTGTCAGGTACGTCAGCAGGCCAAATACCAAGCTACCCAGCACACCTATTGCTGCCCACTGTGAGGGCGTGACTTTATCGAGCAGCTGTAAAAACCAGTAACCGGCACTACCTGCTGAGGTGCCATAGGCGACACCCGTTGTTAACTTATCCATGGATTTCATAACCCCACCTCGCAGACAAAGCGGGTGTAAATTGAGGGAATACAACGTATCGCAAAAAAGCAGAAACGTAACAGACTCGGAGTCAGTGAATAACTCAGGTATTGAGTTATCAGCTAATATCGAGACTCAAAAAATGGAAAAACCAGCTCGACGGCGGGTTTAAGCTGTGTGACGAAGTAACCACTCTTAACAGCATAACCAATTTTTTACGTACGTAAACCACTGAATGATATTTATGAGAATGCTACCGAGTGTTCAAAACACCACCACAAATATATAAGAAAACCTCAACAAATAACCAATAAATAATTTCCGGCGTTATTTTTAGTTGATTTAAATTAAACCACCGAATTATAGAATCCCCATAAATAACAGCCATTAATATAAATTAGCTAATAGGTTTATTTTTGTTCAAATAAGAGCCATAAATAGGTTTCGATAGAAAAAGTTCAGATAAAAATAGAGATCTACTTCACAAATTAAATGAGAAACTAAAACTTACATCTTGAAATAATCACATTGATTAGATGAATATTTATCGCGCAGTGACATCATTTTTTAATAATAGTTCAAAAAAAAGGGCTCACGATGAAAAAATTAACAGTGGCAATTTCTGCTGTAGCTGCATCAGTACTGATGGCGATGTCTGCTCAGGCAGCTGAAATTTATAATAAAGACAGTAACAAGCTGGATCTGTACGGGAAAGTTAATGCCAAGCACTACTTTTCCTCTAACGATGCAGATGATGGTGATACTACTTATGCCCGTCTTGGCTTCAAAGGTGAAACCCAAATCAACGATCAACTGACTGGTTTCGGTCAGTGGGAATATGAATTCAAAGGCAACCGCGCTGAATCTCAAGGTTCCTCCAAAGACAAAACCCGTCTTGCATTTGCAGGCCTGAAATTCGGTGACTACGGCTCAATCGATTACGGCCGTAACTACGGTGTAGCATACGACATCGGTGCGTGGACTGACGTTCTGCCAGAATTCGGTGGCGATACCTGGACCCAAACAGATGTGTTCATGACTGGTCGCACCACTGGTGTTGCAACCTATCGTAACAACGACTTCTTTGGTCTGGTCGATGGCCTGAACTTTGCTGCTCAGTATCAGGGTAAAAATGACCGCACTGACGTAACTGAAGCCAATGGTGATGGTTTCGGTTTCTCCACTACTTATGAGTATGAAGGATTCGGCGTGGGTGCAACCTATGCTAAATCAGATCGCACTGACGGTCAGGTCGCCTATGGTAAGAGCAAATTCAATGCCTCCGGCAAAAATGCGGAAGTATGGGCTGCAGGCCTGAAATATGATGCGAACAATATCTATCTGGCTACCACATATTCTGAAACTCAGAATATGACCGTTTTTGGTAATAACCATATTGCAAACAAAGCACAAAACTTTGAAGCAGTAGCACAATATCAGTTTGACTTCGGTCTGCGACCATCTGTTGCTTACCTTCAGTCAAAAGGTAAAGACCTTGGTGTTCATGGTGACCGAGACTTAGTCAAGTATGTCGATGTCGGTGCTACTTACTACTTTAATAAAAACATGTCCACTTTTGTTGATTACAAAATCAACTTAATTGACGATAGTAAGTTTACCAAAACAGCTGGTATTGATACCGACGACATCGTCGCTGTAGGTCTGGTGTATCAGTTCTAATCTGATTACGAAAAAGATATGTTGCGGGAGGCTTTGCCTCCCCAACATATAAGTGGCTCCCTCAAGCCACTTCCTTTAGGAGCACAACCTTGCTTCTAACTATATAAACCTTCTGTTATATATTACCCTTTATTTTTGGGGGCGTCTCAACGCCCCATTTTTAATAATTTTTAGTAAACAATTGGCATATTAATTAGAGTTATTAACAACGATATCCATCTCTAACCGGATATCTAATGCCATTAACATCCCTTCAATTATGCCCTCAGCCTTCTGTAACCTTTTCCCGATATAACCATCAGAGCAGCAATGCTTACCTGCCAGTGACATGAATGTCATACCGACTACATAATAATCTACTAATAAATCGTGCAAATCGCTGTTGTTCTTTTTCAGACGGGCCATGCACCCGCAAATGATCATCGCGTCATCGTCACAACATTGCGGGCGAGATTTTACTTTTGAAGGAATTAATCCCTTAAAACCGGCGGCAATGGACGACCAGGTCACATCTTCATGATTATTAGCCGCCCACGCTCCCCAACGCTCAAGAACCATCTGAATATCACGCATCAACTTACTCCACAAAAATCAGACCAGAACGCCAATTACAAGCAAAAATCAACAAAACAGTATTAGTTGATTGTTATCTCTGACTTCATACTCCTGCTCCTGTCAGGGTTTTGGCGTAATTCCTCAGTATTCGGTAATCGGTCAAAACAGAACTGGGGAAACGATATAAGCGCAGGCGCATCCAGCGGTGGCGAAGAAGTTCTGCCATATAAAACTCAAACATCATTCATCTCCCTGTTCAGTGATGGTCAGTTCCAGCTTTCCACCTTTGACAACCGGCATCTTCACAACGCGGTAATCAACGACCTGAGCATCATCCAACCAGAAACCTGCTTTGGTGAGTGCGTCAAAAGCGGCCTTTTGTAGATTATCCAGGTCACGGCGACGGCGATCCGGCATGTGACACTCAATGCGGATTTTCACAGGCATAGCCAGGCCGATATCCAGCATTGCGTTTTTAATGATTCGGGCGACGTTTTCGCGGTATGCCTGCCCCTCTGCGCTGATGTGCGTGCGCCCGCGATTATGGCGGTAATAGCGATTATTGCTCGGCGGCCAGGGTAATGTGATATTGTAGGTATTCACGCCTTAATTACCCCCTCTTTCAGCCAGATAACCTGCGTTCTCGCCATACCTTCCAGCGCGCATTCTTTTGCATATCCAGCGTCAACAAAATGCGTGCGACGGTCGATCTCGTCGTGACAGGCAGAACATGCAATGGTGGCAATCAGGTCTGGCGGTTTGATACCGGTACCGCACAATCCAGCCAGCCGGATATGTGCCAGTACAGACGTTTCAGGATTGCCATTACATACGCCAGGGATTCTTACCTGGCATTCCCGACCACGCGCTGCTTTTCTCAAATCAGCCATGATTCCTCCTTGCTGCCAGTCGCAACCATTTTTTATCAACCAGGCTGGCGGTATATCCGAGCAGTGTTGGTATTTCGGATGGTTTCAGCTCAGGCCTACGCTTACGACGATTTGGTACTTTGTAGATGTGTCCGTTCATGACACGAATAAGCGGTGTAGCCATTACGCCTCCTGCTTATCACGCAGCAGCTGGAACTCGCAGCTCTGCGGAATAGTCAGGTGGCAGCCAATATTCATCGCCCAGGCTTCAACCTTACACAGGAAGACATACATCTCTCCGGTATCAAGGTCGGAGGTATGGCGTAACGACTGGATAGTGGTGATATCACCGGTTACGACATCAACCAGGTCTTTGGTTTCATAACCGAGATATGTGTGTTTGAGAGCATCTTTTACCCAAGCTGGAGTGGCGAACGTTTTACCCCTGCTGATGAGGTATTCACTGATTTCGCTGTACCACATGTGGCTGAGTGCATTCTGGGAAAGACTGCGTCTCTCGCGCCACGGTTTAAGCACCATGCGAAAGCATTTGCCGTCCTCCAGATAAGGCTGGATCTGCCGACCGATAGCGGTGAAGTTACCGCGATGTAATTTGATGCCATCTTGTGGGAGGTTCACGCTTCACCTCCGCAGAGGTCAAACGTTGGATGCAAAGAATCGCAGGTGCATTTCTGCATCTGTGAAGAGAGAAGAGAGTTTAGATTGTATGTGCGCATAAACGTCCCCGTTTAGCGCAGAAGTCACCAACAGATGTTCAGTCTGTCGACGTAAATCATTATTACTTACTGATATTCAAAAATCAAAAGTCTTTTATTGTTATAAAAAATAATCAGTTCATATCTAACGTAAGTGAATTTAAGAAACAGTCCGTCTCAATTAAAAAGTGGGAGGGCTTAGCCCTCCCTATTCTGTTTTGTTAACTATCCTTTTCAGGGAGCTTTACAACATAAGTCCTTATTGTTTTCTCATATGTATTTTTGCTGTTCGTTATTTTGGCCTTAATCCAGTGATAACCGCTTTCATAGGTGCTGAACTCCGAGGCTGCATTACCTGTCCAGTGTAACGTTACTGTAGCAGGCTCCATTTTAACCCGTTGAGAGTTTGGACTATCTTCACTACCAGCAGAAAACTCAACCGTACCAGATAACGGATTGCCGAAATGGTCAACAAATCGGGCATAAACCCCCACTGGAGTACCATCATCTGTGTCATAGCCTCCATCTTTATGCAGTGTCAATACTCCATTTGCCTCATCAGCATACAGAGAGAATGACTTCACCTCACTAACATCACTGCCAAGTTCATCTAAGGTCGCCGTTAATTTATACGAACCAGCCGTTCGACCATGTACGCTTACCGTAGCCAGACCATACTCATCAGTCGTTACAGTGGTTTTATCAACCACCAACGCACCATATTTGGACGGCCCAGATGCCTTGATATTCAATACTCGACCACTTAATACTTCGCCTGACGTACTTTTCAACAGTAACGTAAATATCAGATTGTTGGTATCGCTCACTACAGCCGAAGATGCAGATGATGTGATCTCCAACACAGCCTCCTTCACATCCGTCACGGCATCAATATTTTTGCTTGCGGTTATACGTTTCCCATCTAGAACATACTCAGCCTGAATTGTGTACTGGCCTGATTTCGATGCTGTGAACTGCGTTGTTGCCTGTCCATGAGCATCCAACTGCAGTTTACTACTGGTCAATGATGCTCCCGTCGATGGTGTAACCGTTAAATCCACATCGCCTGTAAACGCATTGTTATTGGCATCAACCAACTGAATGTCCACTGTTGCACTTTCACTACCATCGGCCACAATCTGCTGTTTTGATGTACTCATAGTAAGTTCTGCGGAAGCAGCATCTGGTACAAAAGTTAACTTAACGCTGCCAGACTCCACACTATGGGAACCGTCAGTCACTCGTGCAGCCACCGTATACTCACCAGCTCTCACCGTTGTAAGTGGTACGGAAACATGCCCTGTTGAATCAGTCACGATATTTGTCGGTACAGACAATCCTTCAGATGAGGTGATGAGCTGAATCTTCTGTCCATTGACCGACGCATTCGTATTTGTCAGTTGCACATTCAATACCGCAGCATCCTTACCATTAGCAGGAATATTGGAAATTAAGCTACTGTTTCCAGGCGTCAGTGACAGTGAAGCTCCGATCATATTTGATGCAAAGGTTACTGTTAACTCAGTAGACATCTGAGAACCAGCATGAGCTTTAATCACGTAAGAACCCGGAGTGGAGCTTATTAACGCAAAAACAGCATTACCGTTTTCGTCAGTTGACACAGCATGTTCACCACCAACTTGAGTTACCCCCGCAGGTAAGGACAGCGTAACAGCATAACCGGGCACAACATTGCCGAAACGATCTGCAAGGCTTACAGTCACCGTATTCTGTTGTTTGCCGTCAGCCAATGCATTATTTTTACTGGCTTCAATACGAGAGAATGCGAACTGTGTTCGATCTTCAATAAAGGAGATTTCTTTCTCAATACCTGAGAAATTGTGACTACCCGATTTAACACCGATCCGAATCTTACCAGCTCGTTTTGAAGTTACTGTCGCGCTATAGACACCGTCTTTTTCCGTTACAGCCCCAAACTCGACTCCTTCTGCCTGGTTAAGAGCATAAAAGCTCAGAGTGTTATCACCAGTGATTGCATTTCCTTGTGAATCCTTCACTGCCAGTTGTAGATTGATATTGTAACCAACTACCTGTTCTGCTGGTGCAGCGGTTAAAACAGCACTGACCTCAGAATCAGGTTCTGTTGCTGCTGTTTGCTTAATACTGAGAGTAAATGTTTTATCCATTACTTTTGCAGTTACACGTACCGTACCAGCCTGCGAACCAGCAGTCAGAACAGAGCGATATACACCAGCAGAGATTTCCTCTACCGCGCCTAATGACGGGGCAGTTACCGTTTCACGCTGTCGAGCACTATTGCTATCCGCAGTAAATTCCACTGACATTTCAATGTCATCAGCCAGTCCGGTTAATGCCTTACCGTTACTGTCTTTCAGGCTTAATACTATTGGATGAGTGGATTGACCATCAGCAGAGATCGTCGGAGACGAATCACCATCCAACGTAAAAGAAGAATCCGCTGTCGAGACATCACTATCAATAACGGCTGCCTGCTTAATATTCAAAGTAAAGGTTTTTCCCTGAACTTTTGCTGTTACACGTACTGTGCCAGCCTGCGAACCAGCAGTCAGAACAGAGCGATATACACCAGCAGAGATTTCCTCTACCGCGCCTAATGACGGGGCAGTTACCGTTTCACGCTGTCGAGCACTATTGCTATCCGCAGTAAATTCCACTGACATTTCAATGTCATCAGCCAGTCCGGTTAATGCCTTACCGTTACTGTCTTTCAGGCTTAATACTATTGGATGAGTGGATTGACCATCAGCAGAGATCGTCGGAGATGAATCTCCATCCAACATAAAAGAAGAATCCGCTGTCGAGACACCACTATTAATAACGCTAATATTCATCACCGCATAGTTGGAAACGTTGCCTCTATTATCCTGGACCGTGGCTCCAACATTCCACGAATTTACACCTTCGCTTTTATAAGCCGGTAAAGTGACCTGCCATGATGTGCCATTTCCACTGATCTTACCGCCAGCCGCAGTGAATACACTATCATTCCACTGTACAGACTTGATACCACCACTGGCATTGTTGATTGTCAGTGTTACAGGGATGATTGATTCGCCATCCCCCTGAACAGACTCTGGTAAGCTGATTTTCAGTGCATGCTTCTTCTTGTACTCCAGAACAATGTTGTTATTTCGTTCAACAAAATCATAACGCCGGTTCTGGACTTCTCGCATAACTGCAACATTGTCACTGCTAAGCTGTTCAGCAAGGGAAACGCCTGGGCGGTAATTAAACTCAACACCAAAGGTTGTATCGTGAACGTTGCTCTGTCCTTGCTTATGCTGTGCAGAAAACTTAATCAGAGGAACTGGTGTATAAGAAATTCCCCCAGTAACTGCGTAAGGGTTTTCCTGCAGATTATCGCTTCCAAATAATCCGACATTTTTACCATAATATTTTTCAAACTGAATAGATGCCCCTAATTGCGGATAAGCAGGTAGCCATCCTTCAGCAGAAAAATCCCAGCCATTTGCGGGTCTTTCCAGATAATCATCAATATCCCGACTGTCCTTCCAGTCAGATAAACCAAAATAGGTATTTACACCAAGCCTGAAATAATCTCTCCAGTACTCAACCCCAAAACCTGCGCGAGAGTGGCTGCGACTTAAATCATAATCGTAGAAAACATTCGCACCCAACATTGCATTATCAGGAGTGAAATGACGAATCCCCAAACCAATATTGGTCTGATTACGGTCATCAGTACGATGTAGTGATGTTTGACTGAATAGCACATAATCCTGAGTATCCAGCCATGGATATAAAAAGTCGAATGATGAATCCTTCAAGGAAAAAGAATCATCGACATTAAGCTTGATGCGCGCATTGCCATATTGTTGCAACCAATCGACGACCTCTTTTGTCGCCTGAGTTGATAAAGTATTTACAGCAAAACTACTTGCATTATTATTCGCCAGACTCTGACCTGCACTTACTGCAAATGAGGCCACTTTATTTGCACGCTCATCGCTAGCATAAATTTGCGTAACATCTTTATTATCAGACGATGCAAAACTGTTTGCCGGAATCAAAGAAAGAGAAACTGGAGATAATATCTGGGTAACAATTACTGACCATGTAATCGCGCCAGATGCAGTTTTTTTTAACTTTTTATTCACAGTGGTCATAGTTCAATCAACGTTATGAATATAATGAAAAAAATAACTGGTATGACAAGAGGTGCGAAATATACAGAACGTTACAAAAAAATCAACACACAAATAAAATATCCACATAAACTTTATGGTTAAATGATTACAATGGAAGAAAAATTTTATTACTCACGCAATCAATTATTGCGGGCATTACAACCAGTCCTGGATTATATTCGCTAGATATACTTTATTTTAAAGCTAATATTTTAGCTCTATTTCATCGATCCTTTCAGTCCAAACTTAGCTTTAATTTCTGCGATCTTCGCCAGAGCCTGTGCACGATTTAGAGGTCTACCGCCCATAACAGGAAGTTGTTTTACTGGTTCAGGTATCGTCTCACCACGGTTAATTCGCGCTGTCATACAGGTCAGTTCATCGGCAGCCTTGCGCCGTAATTCCGCGTCAGTCAGCGCATTGGCCCGCATGTTCTGGTACAAGTTGGTAACCAACCAGTAATGCGCGTTCGATTTCCACGGATAAGACTCTGCATCCGGATACAGGCCACGCTTCCGGCAATACTCGTAAACCATATCAACCAGCTCGCTGACGTTTGGCAGCCCGGCGTTAACAGATGCTTCTTCCCGGCACCAGGCGACAAACTGCCCGGGTGATGGCAGGAATGGTCGATTCTGCCGACGGGCTACGCGCATTCCAGCGTTAACCTGTTCCATTGTGGTGATCCCGTTTTCCCGGAAAGCCAGAACCCACTGGCGGCGGATTTCGTTCAGTTCATTCTGGTCACGGTTAGCCAGGCTTGCCGGGAAAGTTGCCAGTAACTGGCTGAACACACCGTTGATGATCTGCGCTACCTGCTGTACCTGTGGCTTTTCGTCGTACTGTTCCGGCATGTTGTTGGCGATCCGGCGCATCTGCTCACAGTCAAAGTTAACCATCTGTGCGGCGATGTTTTTCATAGCTCCACCCCGTAAATCCAGTCAGTGTTCGTCAGGTCGAGTTTTGGTTTGCCGGCTGTCACGCCAGCCTGTTGCTTGTTTCGGTTGATTTCGAGCTGGGTCCACTTGTCGCGGAGTTTGGCCGGACTTAGCACGTTACCGGACCAGAAGTTGTCCTGGCATGCCCAGCGGAACAGCACGCACATGTCGCGGTGGTTACGTCCGTCACGTTCACGCATCAGGCGGATATCGTTAGCCCACCCTGCAAAATTCGGTTTTCTGGCTGATGGCGCGATGGTCTTCACCATGTCAAACATCCACTCTGCGGCGGTCAGGTCTTCTGCTGTCCCCCACTTGCTGCCGCTCTGAATTGCAGCATCCGGTTTCACCACAGGAAGATCGTTTTCTGGTTGGTCAGAGGATTCGCCAGAATTCTCGGACGAAAAAGGTTTTATATTGTCTTTTGTTAGTTTGTCTTTTGTGTTTACCTGATTCGGGTAAACGCCTTTACCTGATTTGGGTAAACTTTTTTTACCTGATTCAGGTAAATTTACCTCTTTCAGGTAAACTTTATTTTTCTTACCTGATTCGGGTAATGTTGACCATTCACTGACCACATTATTAATGCCGGTATTCCGCCCGCTCTGAATAAAAATCCCACGCTTTACCAGAACACTTTTTGCAGCAGAACACTTGTGCGGCAATATCCCGGTTAATTCGGAAAGTTGCTCGTTGCTAACCCAATCCAGTTTTTTATTAAAGCCATATGTTTTGCGCATGACAGCCAGAAAGACCAGAAGCTGGTGCTGTGTTAATCCGGCCAGCATCACAGCTTCCAGCAACTCATTTGCAATGCGCGTATAACCATCATCGAGATCTGCCACGCGCGGCTCCTTTTGTGCCGCATCCGGCACTGGAAAATTGAATATCTCAGCAGTGTTTGCCATAATTCCTCCCGCAATGAGTGTGTTACGATTTGCACCTGAAAGTCGGTTCTGTTCCAGCAGACCGGCTTTCGCCATTTCTGAACCTGTCATATCGCCCCCAGCATGGTAGTAACCATCGCCATCAATGGACCAGCCAGATCTGGGTCCACACGAAACATCGACACAATACCTTCACTAATTTCCTTCAGTTTCTGGTGGCGTGGTGCGTTGAGAATGACAGCCTGTTTTGCCTCACTGAGTTCCTTTTCCATTTCAGCCAACCTAGCCATGAAGCTATCCTGCTCAACCAGGTAACCGCGATATTCCAGCGGTAGTACCGCCAGAATTGCCGGGGTCAGTTCACGCACGTTATTTCGGTATTTTTCAGAATCGAATTTGTTATCGAGGAAGCGGAACAGCTTCTGGCGTGCACGGCTGACATCATCAGGGAAATCGATGGTGCCGCCGCCCTGCTCCCGATACTCATTCACAATGAGTGTGGCAACGACATCCTGATTATCTACAGCCGACCAGGCGCGGACGGCATCACGGATTTTTTCGTGGCCTGGCACCTGTTTTGTTTGAGAACGATTTATCACCGCAGTCGGGCTAAATCCGCTAGTCTGTTGGTATGTAAGTGGTTGCATAATTGACTCCTTTAGTTTGAATTGACTGTTAAGTTGATTGCTTATTGTTAAAGAGCGTGAAATGGAAATTTAAGCTGCGTTCTTTTCGGTGTGTGGAAACAACTTCGGAAGATCCGGGCGAATCTGGTATGCCTTCACTACTCCACCAGTAGCCGTAACAATGCTGCCGACATGTTCAGGGGATACCTTTGCTTTGTTGTGAAGCCACTTATAGACGGCCTGCTGTGAAACTTTGCAAGCAGCGCCCAGTTTCTTTTGTGAACCAACGATACTGATCGCTGTTTTGATAGCTGGGTTCATAACAACCTCCGTGGTTAATTTGAATCAAGATTAAAACTATGGTTGTTTTTAGTCAACAACCATTTTCGTTTGATGGAATAAAACCTTGGTTGTACATTTGGACTATGAAAACAACACTCTCAGAAAGACTTAAAGAAGCCAGATTAGCGCGAGGCCTTACACAAAAGGCGCTTGGGGATTTGGTCGGGGTTAGCCAGGCTGCTATTCAGAAAATCGAAACAGGGAAAGCTAATCAAACAACTAAAATCGTGGAGATCGCGAACGCTTTGGGTGTGCGCGCAGAATGGTTATCTTCTGGCGTTGGAAATATGTCAGACAGTACAGTGCAACCAATACAATCAACTGTCAGCCATTCCAAATACTTCAAGATTGACGTTCTTGATATAGAAGTCAGTGCTGGGCCGGGAGTCATCAACCGTGAGTTTGTAGAAGTTCTACGCTCGGTTGAGTACTCGTTTGACGATGCTCGTCACATGTTCGATGGTAGGAAGGCGGAAAATATCCGCATCATTAACGTGCGTGGTGACAGCATGTCAGGAACGATCGAACCAGGTGATCTGCTGTTCGTTGATATCACAGTTAAATCTTTCGACGGTGATGGTATCTATGCGTTTCTGTACGACGACACAGCCCATGTAAAGCGCCTGCAAATGATGAAGGATAAGCTGCTGGTCATCTCTGATAACAAAAGCTACTCACCGTGGGACCCGATCGAGAAAGACGAGATGAACCGGGTGTTCATCTTCGGTAAGGTTATTGGGAGCATGCCGCAGACATATAGGAAGCATGGGTAGTACCAATTAAAAATTATCAACTGGGCATTGTGCTCATTCAGTAAAGAACTAATTCCTATCTTTGCTCTAGGTAGTAATATTAAGCCACCGCAATAATATCTTTACCTAACGGCGTAAGAATCCCGGTCACCGTGCCGGGTTTTCTTTTGCCCTCCCCTCATCACACACACCGTTAAAAAAACCACCATAACCTCGCTTCAGTTATCGCTATGCGATTCAAGTCACAAAATAAATCCATCCTAAATACAACCAGTTATATCTAAAACAACCAATAAAACAACTTTTGTTGTTGACGATAAAACAACTATAGTTTTAAATAAGTTCATCGCAACAACACAACGATACGGCAACTACCTGATTCACCGTTGCGATGACCGCTTAGATCCGCAGTTTGAATTTCAGCAGGCTTCGGGGAGTGCGAGGGGTGAAACGGACGCGTGAACGTCGGTGTGACCAGCTGAAATTAACTCAACATTTCATACCTTAGTCGCTTCAACGAGGCGGCTTAGTTATGACAACCGGCGGCCATCCACCGCCTGAATACGCGCAGAAGTCTCTATATGTTCAGCAGCCCAGCTTACGGGCAGGAGTTTTTATGGTTCATCAACATTACGGAACTCAGACCGTTAATCGCGGTGCCGTCCGGCCAGGTATGCTGGTTAAACACAAAGATGGTACCTGGACGGCATCAGCTAATTTGCGCGGTCGGCTTTACTTGCATCGCGGCATCGAACGAACGTACACAAAAGATTTGCTCGTGGAGGTTTACCTGAATGGTACTGGCGGTGGTCTGAGCCACTAACTACTCACTTGTTTGGGCCGTGTGGAGCCAAAGCAAATTCAAGGTTGTAGATACTCCCATCAGGGGCTTTGAAATCAACCTCAAACCGAGATGGCGGATTGAATGGATCGAGTACATTTTCTGCTACGCATGTAGATCTCCAATTGATATGGCCTTTGCCAAGCGAGCGAGATTCCCACCAAGCTCTCCAGGTCTGGTCTTGCGGTTGATCACTCCCCTTTTCCCTTACATACCAATGATTCTTTTTCGACTGCTTACCCATTTCTGCGGTTGGGTACATCGGAGAAGACTTTAACTTATCAATCAGCATTCTAGACACCTTATTTATCAGATTTTGAGCAAGACATAGTGTGATCCAACATTTTGATTAATCAAGCGAGTTCATTCAAACAACTATGCAGTTAACGCACTGTCTGGATCCGCACATCAAAATTTCAGGAGTTTATCCATGAACGCTTATTACATTCAGGATCGTCTTGAGGCTCAGAGCTGGGCGCGTCACTACCAGCAGATCGCCCGTGAAGAGAAAGAGGCAGAACTTGCAGACGACATGGAAAAAGGCCTGCCCCAGCACCTGTTTGAATCGCTATGCATCGATCATTTGCAACGCCACGGGGCCAGCAAAAAAGCCATTACCCGTGCGTTTGATGACGATGTTGAGTTTCAGGAGCGCATGGCAGAACACATCCGGTACATGGTTGAAACCATTGCTCACCACCAGGTTGATATTGATTCAGAGGTATAAAACGGATGAGTACAGCACTCGCAACGCTGGCTGGGAAGCTGGCTGAACGTGTCGGCATGGATTCTGTCGACCCACAGGAACTGATCACCACTCTTCGCCAGACAGCATTTAAAGGCGATGCCAGCGATGCGCAGTTCATCGCATTGCTGATCGTCGCCAACCAATACGGCCTTAATCCGTGGACGAAAGAAATTTACGCCTTCCCCGATAAGCAGAACGGCATCGTTCCGGTGGTGGGCGTTGATGGCTGGTCCCGCATCATCAACGAAAACCAGCAGTTTGACGGCATGGACTTTGAACAGGACAACGAATCCTGCACATGCCGGATTTACCGCAAAGACCGCAATCATCCGATCTGCGTTACCGAGTGGATGGATGAATGCCGCCGCGAACCATTCAAAACCCGCGAAGGCAGAGAAATCACGGGGCCGTGGCAGTCGCATCCCAAACGGATGTTACGGCATAAAGCCATGATTCAGTGTGCCCGTCTCGCCTTCGGATTTGCTGGTATCTATGACAAGGATGAAGCCGAGCGCATTGTCGAAAATACCGCATACACTGCAGAACGTCAGCCGGAACGCGACATCACTCCGGTTAACGATGAAACCATGCAGGAGATTAACACTCTGCTGATTGCCCTGGATAAAACATGGGATGACGACTTATTGCCGCTCTGTTCCCAGATATTTCGCCGCGACATTCGCGCATCGTCAGAACTGACACAGGCCGAAGCAGTGAAAGCTCTTGGATTCCTGAAACAGAAAGCCACTGAGCAGAAGGTGGCAGCATGACACCGTACATTATCCTGCAGCGTACCGGGATCGACGTGAGAGCTGTCGAACAGGGGGATGATGCATGGCACAAATTACGGCTCGGCGTCATCACCGCTTCAGAAGTTCACAACGTGATAGCAAAGCCCCGATCAGGAAAGAAGTGGCCTGACATGAAAATGTCCTACTTCCACACCCTGCTGGCTGAGGTTTGCACCGGTGTGGCTCCGGAAGTTAACGCTAAAGCGCTGGCCTGGGGAAAACAGTACGAGAACGACGCCAGAACCCTGTTTGAGTTCACTTCCGGCGTAAATGTTATTGAATCCCCGATCATCTATCGCGACGAAAGTATGCGCACCGCCTGCTCTCCCGATGGTTTATGCAGTGACGGCAATGGCCTTGAGCTGAAATGCCCGTTTACCTCCCGGGATTTCATGAAGTTCCGGCTCGGTGGTTTCGAGGCCATAAAGTCGGCTTACATGGCCCAGGTGCAGTACAGCATGTGGGTGACGCGAAAAGATGCCTGGTACTTTGCCAACTATGACCCGCGTATGAAGCGTGAAGGCCTGCATTATGTCGTGGTTGAGCGGGATGAAAAGTACATAGCGAGTTTTGACGAGATGGTGCCGGAGTTCATCGAAAAAATGGACGAGGCACTGGCTGAAATTGGTTTTGTATTTGGGGAGCAATGGCGATGACGCATCCTCACGATAATATCCGGGTAGGCGCGATCACTTTCGTCTACTCAATTACAAAGCGAGGCTGGGTATTTCCCGGCCTTTCTGTTATCAGAAATCCACTGAAAGCACAGCGGCTGGCTGAGAAGATAAATAATAAACAGGAGGATATATGAGTCAGGTTGGTAATCATTCATTCGAATTTCCGGCATCGCAAGGTGTACAGGGTGGTACTGTTACACTCTTCCTTACCATACCAGGAAGATCGCTGGCTCGTTTCCTCGCTTCAGATAATTACGGCCATACACTGGAACGCTCTCAGCGAGAAATTAATCCAAATCGAGTACGAAAATTTTTAAATTATCTCACTAACGCAGACTCAAGAAATGAGCCTTTTATCATTCCCCCTCTCGTAGGTAACTGTGATTCGAATATAGAATTTGTACCGTTTGGCAACACAAATGTTGGTATAGCCAGAATTCCCCTCGACGCCGAAATAAAACTTTTTGATGGTCAACATCGTGCAGCTGGCATTGAGATATTTTGCCGAAGTTCCCCATCAACGCTCATGGTTCCCATGATGCTTACAATGAATCTGCCGCTAAAAACCCGGCAGCAGTTCTTTTCGGACATAAATAACAACGTTTCTAAGCCATCAGCGACCATCAATATGGCGTATAACGGCCGGGATGATATTGCTCAGGGAATGATATCCTTCCTGACCCAACATACTGTATTTGCCGATATAACCGATTTTGAACACAACGTAGTGCCATTAAAAAGTAATATGTGGGTGAGTTTCAAGGCACTCACTGATGCAACGTCAAAGTTCGCTAGGAACGGCAATCAACAACTTGAAATGGGATATATAGAATCTGTCTGGGAGGCATGGATTACACTAACTCAGATTGACTCAATTCGACATGGTGTACACCACGCTACGTACAAGCGCGATTATATTCAGTTCCATGGAGTAATGATTAACGCTTTCGGTTTTGCGGTTCAACAGATGATGGTTAATCATTCCATCGCAGAAATAACTTCTATGATCGAAAAACTATGTGCAACTACCAGCTCTGCAGAAAGAGAGGATTTTTTTCTGATGGATAACTGGGCGGGGATCTGCACGAAAGCCAGCCAGGAAAAACTATCTGTTATTGCCAATGTGGCAGCGCAGAAAGCAGCAGCAAACAGACTGATACAAGCTTTTACCAAAGGAAGTCTGGAAACAACTTAATGAATCAACATTGTCTCATATCAGCATGCTGTACGGCGTCTTTAAGGAACGGTGAACATGAAAAGCAAAATCATCAGGGAGCTACAGGCTCCTTTTTTATTGTTCGCATTCATCCTCAAGCGTATTAACCAACAATTCAGGGATTAATGAAAGATGGCAGACATCATTGATTCAGCATCAGAAATCGAAGAATTACAGCGCAATACAGCAATAAAAATGCGTCGTCTGAACTACCAGACTGTATCCGCAACTCATTGTTGTGAGTGTGGCGATCCGATAGATGAGCGAAGACGCCTGGCTGTTCAGGGTTGTCGGACTTGTGCTAGTTGCCAGGAGGAGATCGAACTTAAGAACAAACAATGGGGACTGTGATGGCCTCAAAGCAGCAAATTTCAACATCGTCCAACTGAGGTGTAAAAATGTTCAGAATCATTTTTCCTAACACCTGGTACGTCGACCACCACGGCACTCCCTGCAAAATCCTGCGTTCTACCCACAACAAAGTTCACTACATCCGAAAAGGCAGAACATGTATCGCCAGCATGTTCCGCTTTAATCATGACTTTGAACCTGTGAATAAAGCTGATGCAGATCGGATAGCAGAAGAGATCGAAACGGCAGAACACATTAAGAAGTTACGTGACATGCGTTCAAAAAGCAGAGGTAACCATGGAATCATACAGCCTCACACTCGATGAGGCCTGTCAGTTTCTTAAGATATCCAGACCAACCGCCACCAACTGGATACGAACAGGCCGCCTACAGGCAACACGTAAAGATCCAACCAAGCCAAAATCTCCTTACCTCACAACACGGCAAGCCTGCATTGCGGCGCTTCAGTCTCCGCTGCATACTGTCCAGGTGAGCGCGGGTGATGGCATAACAGAGGAAAGAAAATGTCACTCTTCCGCAGAAATGAAATATGGTATGCCTCGTATTCGCTCCCGGGCGGGAAACGAATTAAGGAATCTCTTGGCACAAAGGACAAGCGGCAAGCTCAGGAGTTGCACGACAAGCGAAAAGCAGAACTCTGGCGAGTAGAAAAGCTAGGGGATTTACCTGATGTCACTTTTGAAGAGGCCTGCCTAAGATGGCTTGAGGAAAAAGCTGATAAAAAATCTCTCGATTCAGATAAAAGCCGGATTGAGTTCTGGCTTGAACATTTTGAGGGTATAAGGCTTAAAGATATCTCGGAGGCAAAGATTTACTCTGCTGTAAGCAGAATGCATAACAGAAAGACGAAAGAAATATGGAAACAGAAAGTTCAGGCCGCCATCAGGAAAGGTAAAGAACCGCCTGTTTATGAACCAAAGCCAGTATCAACTCAGACAAAGGCAAAGCATCTTGCCATGATAAAGGCCATTCTCCGTGCTGCAGAACGCGACTGGAAGTGGCTGGAAAAAGCGCCTGTCATCAAGATACCAGCGGTCAGAAACAAGCGAGTCAGATGGCTGGAAAAGGAGGAAGCAAAACGCCTTATTGATGAGTGCCCCGAACCACTGAAATCTGTCGTCAAGTTTGCGCTGGCAACTGGTCTGAGAAAGTCGAACATCATAAATCTGGAATGGCAACAAATCGACATGCAGCGACGAGTTGCCTGGGTGAATCCAGAAGAGAGCAAATCAAACCGCGCCATTGGTGTGGCGCTGAACGATACCGCCTGTAAAGTGTTGCGTGATCAAATAGGCAAGCATCACAAATGGGTGTTTGTACATACCAAGGCGGCTAAGCGAGCAGATGGAACATCAACGCCTGCGGTCAGGAAGATGCGCATCGACAGCAAGACATCATGGCTATCAGCTTGTCGTCGTGCAGGAATTGAAGATTTCCGTTTCCATGACCTCAGACACACCTGGGCAAGCTGGCTGATTCAGTCAGGCGTCCCATTATCAGTGCTTCAGGAAATGGGCGGATGGGAGTCCATAGAAATGGTTCGTAGGTATGCTCACCTTGCGCCTAATCATTTGACAGAGCATGCGAGGAAAATAGACGACATTTTTGGTGATAATGTCCCAAATATGTCCCACTCTGGAATTATGGAGGATATAAAGAAGGCGTAA